CCTACATCTACCGCACGCGCACGGAGTTCGGCCAGTTCGTTGACGCGCAGATGGAGGCCAACGGCGTCAAGGCGGACGGCACGCTGACCGAGGAAGAGAAGTTCACGATGCTGCGCATGCAGATGAAAGCCCGGGACTCGAATGCCAACTACATCATGGGCATCTGCAACGGCTGGAACCTGGACTTCGAGTTCACGCGCGCGAACGTGGAGCAGCTGTGCGACGAGCTGCCAGGCCACGCGCAGCGGATCATGGATGACTATCGCCAGGCACTCTTGGAGGGTCGCCTGGGAAACTAGTTGCGGCCGCACGCGCGGCCTACATGACGCTCCCGACTGCCGAGGAGCTGGAGGGCACCGGCCTCACCCCTGAGGACTACGAGGCCGATGACGCCGAGGTCTGGCCCGAGAACTGGCCGGCCTGGTGCCTGTTCGACGACATGCGCACGCAGTGGCGCACGCGCGGCATGGACGGCAGGCCCTACGGGCTGGATTACGCCGTCCTGTTCCGGCTGATGGACGAAGACGGCCTCAAGGGCCGAGAGTGGCGCGAGACGCTGGACAGCATCCGCGTGCTCGAAGGCGCAGCGCTCGAAGAGATGCGCAAGCAACACACCAAGTAGGGTCCCACGGGGCCCTTTCTCTTTTTCCGGGTAGCCCATGGCAACAGACGATCGCAAGGCCCAGATTGGCGTAGGGGTGGACACCACCGACGCCAAGCGCGGCTTCGAGGAGGTCAAGCAAGGCGCCCGGGACATGGCGCGCGACGTCGCGCAGTCCGGGCAAACGGCCGCCAAGGGGCTGGACGCCATCGGCGCCGGCGGCGAGCGCGCGGCCGCCCAGGCTGATCGCGCCACCCGCAGCCTGGCCAGCAGCATCCAGCGCGCCACCGCGGCCGCCCAGGCCGGCAGCCAGTCCACCGCCGAGTACTACCGTGCCTTGGCCAGCCAGCGCGGCGCCAATACGGCTGCGCTGGAGCCGTACCTGCGGCAGCTTGAAGAGGTGACGCGCCGACAGCAGCAGATGGCCGCCAGCGCCGGTGTCTCCGCGGCCCAGACCGCCGCCGCCATGCGCTCAATCCCGGCGCAGATGACGGACATCGTCACGCAGCTCGCCGGCGGCGCGAATCCGCTGCTGGTGCTGACGCAGCAGGGCGGGCAACTCAAGGACATGTTCGGCGGCCTCGGGCCCGCGGTGCGCGGGTTCGGCGGCTACCTGGCCAGCCTCATCAACCCGGCCACGGCCGCAGGCGCCGCGGTGCTGGCGCTGGCCGTTGCCTACGAGAAGGGCGCCAGCCAGTCCGCCGAGTTCGCGCGCATGATCACGCTGACCGGCAACGCCGCCGGGCTGACGGAGGGTCGTTTCAACACCCTGGCCGCAAAGATCAGCGACACGACCAAGACGACGATCGGCAGTACGCGCGAGACGCTGCAGTCGCTTGCGGCCACCGGGCAGCTCAGCGGCCAGGCGCTTGAGAAGGCCACGGCTGCGGCGCAGCTGATGAGCAAGGTCACCGGGCAGGCGGCTGACGCGATCGTCAAGCAGTTCACTGGCGCCACGGAAGCGCCGGCCAAGTTCGCGGCCGAGCTCAACAAGGCCTACAACTTCCTCACCGCCGCCGAGCTGCAGCACATCCGCGCGCTGGAGGATCAGGGGCGCACGCAGGAAGCGCTTACCCGGACGTTCGATGCCCTGAACACGCGGCTCAAGGACGCCGCGCAGAACTTCGGCACGCTGGAGCGCTGGTGGGACACCCTGAAGCGCAAGGGCAGCGAGGGTATCGACTTCGTGCTGCGCATCGGCCGCGTGCAGACGACGGACGACATGCTGGCAGGAGTGAGGTCGCAGATCGCCGCATTGCAGCAGGGCGGTCCCCGGCCTGGAGTTCCATTCGCGGGTCGTCGCCAGTCCACGGTGGATGCGCAGATCGGCGAACTGCGCACTCGGGAGGCTGGCCTTGCCATCGCCGCGGACGAAGAGGCTCAGCGCGCAGACGCCGCCGCCAAGCGCGCCCAAGGCGAGAAGGACGTCGCTGCCGCTTTCGAGCTGCAGAACAAGCATCTGGACAAGCAGGGGCAGCTCAACAAGGCGATCCGCGACTACGCGACGCAGATCAAGACCGCGCTCGAAAGCACCACGATCACCGCGGAGCAGCGCACGGCGCTGCTGGCGAACTACGACAAGAACATCAAGGCGATCCGCGAGCAGTTCGCAGACAAGGGCGGCGCCTCTGCCGCGCGCTCCGCAGCCAAGGATCAGCGCGACGCCGAGCTCGAGAGCATCAAAGGCCTGGAGCGTCAGCGCGTCGAGGCCGCAAAGCAGGCGCAAGACGAGATCCGGGTGCTGCGCGCCACCGGCGTGCTTGATGAGCGCCAGGCCATCGCGGAAAGCACGCGCCTGGACGTGGCAGGCCTGACGGCGAAGAAGGCAAGCCTCGAAGACCAGCTCGCGCTGATGAGCAAGCGCAAGTTCTCCGAGAAGGAGATTGCGCAGGTCATGCGCGAGGTTGCCGAGGTCGACGCGCAGATCAAGACCCGGATGCTCAAGGGCGAGAACGATCTGACCATCGCCATCCAGGCGCGCGAGGATGCCTGGGCCAAGACCACGCAAGCCGAGAACGCCTCGTTCATCGAGAAGCAGCAGGACCGAGCGGCGCAGATCCAGGCTGAGGTGAAAGCCCAGCTCGAAGCCAATGCCGCGATCGGCAAGAGCGCTGTGGAGATTGCCAGCCTGGAGGCGGCCAAGCTGGAGGAGGCTGCCGCTTCCAAGGATTGGGTTGCCGCTCAAAGGGACGTGGTTGATTGGTCAGGTCAGAGCGGAGACGCATTCCGCGCTCAAGCCCAGGCCCTGCGCGACCTCGCCGCAGCCAAGACCCAGGGCGCCATCCTGCAGGCCAACGCCGACACGGCCAAGAAAGCTCAGGAAGAGTGGGAGCGCACGAGTGACCAGATCGGCCAAGCGCTGGCCAACAGCCTCATGGAAGGCGGCAAGAGCGCGGGCGAGTACCTGAAGGGCCTGTTCCGCAGCATGGTGCTGCAGCCGGTCATCAAGGCGGTGCTGCAGCCGATTGCCGGCGCCGCCGCCAGCATCCTGGGCTTCAGCGGGGCGGCCAATGCCGGCGGCGGCTCTTCTGCGCTTGGCGCTGCCGGCAACGTGGCCAGCCTCGCCAACCTGAGTCGCAACATCGGCGCGCTGCCGTGGCTCAGCAACTTCTCGGGTGCCGTTGACGGTCTCGGCTTCCAGGCCATCGCCAACGGCTGGACCAGCGCGGGCGAGTTCCTGGTCAACAACGCCAGCACGATCACCAGCATCGGGAACGGCCTGGGCTACCTCAACTCGGTGCTCCAAATCACGAAGGGCAACTGGGGTGCCGGCATAGGTTCGGCGGTCGGTACGTGGTTTGGCGGCCCGATCGGCGGATTGATCGGCAACACCGTCGGCGGCTTGCTCGACAGCGTGTTCGGTGGCGGCGGCACCCCGCACCGCGGCGGCGCCTTCACGGTATCGAGCAACAACCTCTTCGCCGGCCGACTCGCCAACGCCGCCAACACACCCGGCTTCGGCCTGGAAAGCGGCGCCTTCCGCAGCGACCGCAGCGCCGACGTCGACAAGTCTGTGCAATCGCTGGTCACGGGCGTGGCCTCAACCATCGGCTCGGCCCTCACGGCGTTCGGCCTCGGTCCCGCAACCGTGACCGGCAAGTTCGCCAGCGACAACGACGACAGGTCGTGGGGCGGGTTGCGCATCGTCGGCAGGAACGGCCGCGTGCTGGCCAACTTGGATACGCGCAGCCTGAACAGCAACCCGCAGAAGGGGTTCGAGGAGCTGACGCAGCAGGCCGGCAAGGTCGTGCGTGACGCGCTGATCGCCGCCGACTTGCCTGGCTGGGCCAAGGACATCCTGCGGTCCGTCAGCGACTCCGCGAGCGTGGACGTCATCGGCCAGGTGGTCACCGAGATCAAGGCGATCACGGACGCATCCAAGACCTTGGGCCCGGCGCTGAACCTGAGCACCAGCCAGTTCATCGAGTTGGCCAAGGCGCTGGGCGGCGCATCGAACACCGCCTCCCTGGCGCAGAGCTACATCGAGGCGATCTACACCGACGCCGAGAAGCTGAAGGTGGCTCAGAAGACGCTGGCCACGACGTTCGCGCAGCTCGGTGTCGCGGTGCCGGCCAATGCCGCCGCCTACCGCCGCCTGGTGGAGTCTCAGAACCTCAGCACCGACGCCGGACGCCGGATGTACGCGCAACTCCTGCAGCTCGCGCCCGTGTTCGGCGAGATCACGAAGGCCGTGCAGCAGGCCAGCGAGGGCGTGCAGGCCGAGATCGAGCGGCTGCGCGGCGCCTCAGGCGTCAAGGACGTGGCCACGCTACAGGCCCAATTCGCGGTCAAGACGGCTCAGGCGCGCGCGGGCGACAGCGCGGCGCTGCAGGCACTGCCGGAGCTAAGCAAGGCCTTGGAGCAGGCGCGCACCGCGACCGCCACCAGTGCGGCCGATGTCGCGTTCGTGCGGGCTTCGCTTGCTGCCTCGCTGTCCGAGACGCTGCGCGCACTCAAGGTGCCCGGGTTCGCGGCTGGCGGCTGGCATGACGGTGGCTGGCGTGTCGTTGGCGAGCGCGGCCCGGAGCTGGAGTACACGCCGCCGGCGCGCATCTACAGCAATCCGCAGTCGCAGCAGCTGCTCAACACGGCGCGGCTGGAGCAACAGCTCGCCGCGGTCACCGAGAAGCTCATCGACTGCGAAGAGAAGTTGATGGCCATCGCGCTGCACTCAGCTGACACGTCGAAGCAGTTGCGCCGGGCGATGCCTGATGGCGACGCCTTGGCGGTGCGCAATGCGCCTGATACCACTTTGGCCGTGAGCGTGGCCGGCACGGTCACCACGACGAGCGCCTGAGCATGCAGTACATCGTCCCGACCAGCATCAGTGACGCGATGCTGGTGAGCAGCAGCGTGCCCGAAGCGGACTACGGCGCATGGTTCGCTGGCGCGGTCTATGCCGTCGGACAGTACGTGATCCGCAGTGCCGTACACAGCGTGTACAAGCGCACGGTGGCCGGCAGCACCTCGACGCCGCCGGAGCAGGACCCGATCAACTGGGTGCGCACGGGGCCCACGAACCGCTGGGCGATGTTTGATCGCGTAGTGGGCACCAGGACGTCGGCCACTGCTCCGGCGATAGACCAGGATGCGGTCATCACCGTAAAGCTCAAGCCGGGCCTCGTTCGTGGCCTGGCGCTGCTGGACCTTGACGTAGACGGCTTGACCATTGAGATGGTCTCGCGCGGCAAGACGGTCTACAGGCGCAACCTCGACCCGCTGGGCAGCCTGGAAGACGTCGACAACTACTGGGACTACTTCTTCGACGCGATCAAGCGCCGCAACCTGCTGGTGCTCACGGACCTGCCGCCTTACGCGGACGCCGAGATCACGATCACGTTCCGTGGCCGCGGCGCCATCTCGATCGGCTCCTGCATCCTGGGGCGCACCTACAACCTCGGCAACGTGCTCGTGAACGCATCGACCGGCATCACGGACTACAGCGTCAAACAACGTGACGAGTTCGGTGCTGTCACTGCCGTCGAGCGCTCGTTCAACAAGCGCATGAGTTTGCCAATCCTTCTCGACACGGCGCAGGTCGACACGTTCGTCTCTCGCCTGTCAGCGGTGCGGGCCACGCCCGTGGTCTGGATCGCATCAACCACCAAGAGCAGCCTGGTCATCTACGGGTTCTACAAGGACTGGTCCATCACCATCCCTGGCCGCGTCAAGAGCACCCTCAGCATGGAAATCGAGGGCCTGGTGTAGCCAGACCGCATACCCGTTACCTCATCAACAAGAGCCGCCTTCGGGCGGCTTTTTTCATTTCCGCCATGGAAACAGGTTTTGCAGAAGTCGGCGTCGCAGGCGTTGGCACGTCGTGGCAGCCGCCGCCGTTGGTGGCGCCACCAGCGCCGGCTCCATCTCCTCCTGCCCCGCCTCCCATCGTTGGAAAAGGAGCGTTTTACGTGTCGTTCACTCCATTGCCTGACGCGCCGTCGCGCGCTGATCCTGTCAACTTCAACGACCGCGCCGACGCACTTTTCGAAGCCCTGCCGATCTTCGTGCAGGAGGCCAACACGCTGATCCCCGGCGAGACTGCTGCTGGGCTTGCGCAGTTCCTCGCAACCACTGGCACCGGTCGTGGGGCCGAAATCGTCTCCTGCCTCGCAACCGGCACCGGCGCCGTGGCGCGCACGCTTGACAGCAAGCTGCGCGACAACCCGCACGCCAGGGACTACGGTGCGTTGGGCGACGGCGTGCAGGACGATTCCGCGGCCATTCAGGCGCTGGTCAACGCCAATGCAGCAGTCGACCTGCGCAATGGCAACTGGCTCATCAGCACGACCATCGACATTCCGTCCGGTCGCACGTTGGACCTGCGCGGCGCCAACATTGTCGCGGCCACGGGCACGAACCCGCTGTTCCGCTTCAATGCGGCCAAGGACGGTTTGAAGATCCTGGGCGGCGGTGGCGTCGTCACCGGCACGGCTTCCGCATTCCTGTACGCGGAAGGGACCACCAACACGCCATCATCGGCATCGCACTACGCGCGCCAGATCCGCATCGAGGGCGTGCATGTCTCCAGCGCCACGATCACGTGGTTCATGGACATGCAAAAGGCCGTGCGCCAGGTGTTCATTGACAACGTGATGGCGTTCACCGTCAACGGCATCAACTCGGCCGGCAAGTGCGTTGAGGTCGCCGTCCAGAAGTCAATCATCTACGGCAGCACCGGTAGTACGACCACGTCTGGCATCAAGCTGCGGTCGCCGGGCGGTACCAGCTACTACAACGAAGGGTGGTCCTTCACCGATTGCACGCTGGACAACTTCAACAAGACGTTCGACGTCACGGACATTTTTGTACTGACGAATACCAGCGGCTATACCGGCTGCCAGGCCGGTGGGTATGTCGCCTACTTTGGCGACCCCGTCACGACCACGTGCCGCGACATCAAGTTCATCGGCACGCCCATGAACGGAAGGGTAAAGTTCGAGCCGTCCGGCGGCTACGACTATTCGGCGACGTTCTCCGGCTGTACATCGATGAGTTGCGTCGGCATCAATATCGAGCTTGCCAACAACGCGTCCGGCGTTGCCATCCGCAGCCACAAGTTCAAGAGTTCCAGCGGCGGCGTGGCCGTCGTCATGCAGTCCAACAACAGCAACTGCGTGGTGGATGGCATCGACTGCGATGTGAGCTTCATCGGTGGCGTGCAAGTCAAGGGAACAACTGGCACTAACGTCAGTGTCAGCGGCGTCCTGTACTCCGGCACCGGTGAGCCTGTGTTCATTCAGCGCCCCACGCGCATCAGCAACATGCCCGTGGTCAATGCCAACGTGGCATCCATCAACCGGCAGTTCAACCCTGCGTCGATTGCCGGTGCGTATGCAGTTGGCGCCAACGTCGCATCCATCAGCATGTATTTCGCCAAGGGCGAGCGCGGCTGGATCGTCATCGAGCTGTTGTGCAATGGCATGGCATCTGGATTCGGGCAGCGGTTCGACATCACAACGCCAACCGGCGTCGTGATCCCGAGCGATACCGGTTGGGCCAGCAACTTCCTGTTCCCGGGCTTCACCGATGGGCGCGTCAGTGCGCGCATTCCGTACTACTGCACGGCAGACGTTGCCAGTGGCGCGGTAGTGGTCAAGAACGGCGCCGGCAACACGGTTACGGTGGCTGTTCACAGCCACGTTGGCATCGTCAAGGACTGGTAGCGGGCGTATGTCCTGCACACAACGAAAGGCGGCCGTGAGCCAGAAACAGGAATTGATCAAGCACGCTGCCGAGGCCACGCCCGCAGCTGTTGCTGTCACGGCAGGCCCAGTGTTCGGCGTCACGTTCTCGGACGTAGCGGCGGCGCTGGGCTGCATTTTTCTGCTGCTGCAGATGGCCTATCTGCTCTGGCGCTGGCGCCGCGACATCCGGCGCGAGCGCAGGAATCAAGCGCCCATAGGGGACTGACCATGATCGCCGACCTGCCTGTTCGCCTGCTCTGGGATGGGCGGGTGTGCATCGTTCGCCAGGACGACATCGAGGTGCGGTTGCCGTGGCGGCCGCCGGCGCTGTCGGCACTGGTGGTTGAGGCCGACTATGCGCCGGGCGTGCGCGTGCAGGACGTGCGCGAGCTCGGGTGCTGCAGGCGGGACATGACGGCGGTCGAGGTTGCAGCTGTGGCAGCGTGGATGGCGATGTTCATCGGTGCCGTGCGGGTGCAGGCGCAGCGGGTGGTGGGAGGCTGAGGTGCTGCCGGCTGCTGACATCCAGCGCCTGCGCGCTGCCCTGACCGACACGAACGTCCAGGCGTTTCTGGCAGTCATTCGGGTTGGGGAGGGCACTGCGGGCGAGGACGGGTATCGCACCCGCTTCGGCGGCGGCCTCTTCGACTCGTTCGCCGATCACCCGGGCGGCACGGTCTCGGCGCGCTCCGGCGGCAAGATGCTGGTCAGCAGTGCCGCGGGCGCGTACCAGCACTTGCTCAAGACTTGGCGCGAATGCCAGGCGGCCCTGGGCCTGTCCGACTTCTCGCCGGCAAGCCAGGACCTGGCCGCCGTGTACCTGATCGACCGCCGCAGGGCCTTGGCTGATGTCCTGGCTGGCCGCATCGAGGCAGCGATCGCCAAGTGCAACCGCGAGTGGGCCAGCCTGCCCGGCAGCCCCTACGGCCAGCCGGTGGTGACGCTGGCGCGCGCACTGGAGACCTACCGCGTCGCCGGCGGCGTCTCGCGTCCAGCCGGCACGCCGGCACCGGTCGAGGTGCGCGACATCCCCGCTGAACCCGTCATCCGCGAGCGCGCGCAGTCGCTTGCCTCCACCACGCAGGAGCCCGCCATGGCCCCATTCATCGCCGCGGCGCTGCCGTCCATCATCGGCGCCGTGCCGGAGCTCGCCAAGCTCTTCGGCTCCGGCTCCAAGGTCGCCGAACGCAACGCCAAGGCGGCCGAGGTCGTGGTTGGCATCGCCCAGGAAGCGCTGGGCGCACGCAACGCTCAGGAGGTCGCCGAGCAGCTGCAGAGCGATCCGGCCGCGGCACCGGTGGTGCGGGCCGCGGTGCAGGAGCGATGGTTCGAGCTGCAGGAGGCTGGTGGTGGCGGGATCGAGGGCGCGCGCAGGACCAATGCTGCCGCGTCGGAGAAGGGCGTGCGAGCCATGCTCGCCAATCCGGCGCTTTGGGTAACGGTGCTGCTGCTGCCGCTGGTCTACATCGTGGTCTGGAAGGTGCTCAGCGGAGGCGACTTCACATCTGAGGTGAAGGCCATGGTTGTGGCCGCGATCGTCTCCGGCGTGCTGGGCTCGATCACCGGGTATTTCCTGGGCACATCGCTGTCGAGCGCGAAGAAGGATGACGAGCTGGCCAAGCGCACTGGAGCTCAATGATGGAGCCGCTCTCGAAAGTCTTGCGTGCTGGCGCCGATGGCGCTCTCTACTTCTGGTGCCTCGGCTGCGACATGCCGCACTGCGTCATGCGCGGCGCCGGCAGCGGCCCGCGCTGGACGTGGAACGGCGATGCCGACAAGCCCACGCTGTCGCCCAGCGTGCTGGTGCAGTGGGACCGCCTGAGTCCTGCAGCGCGCGAGCGCAACGCAGCCTTCTATCGAGAGCACGGTCGGTACATGACACATGCCGAGCTGCCGTACGACGTGCACCACGTCTGCCACACCTTCGTGACGGATGGCCGCATCCAATACCTGGGCGACTGCACACACGGCCTGGCCAACCAGACTATCGACCTACCAGAATTCCCGGAGGGCTGGTGATGCGCGCGCTGGCGCTCCTGCTGCTGGCCGCGGCGCCTGCCTGGTGCCAGTGCCTGCAGCCGCTGGCGCCGCCGCCGGACCCGCTGGCCGAGACGCGCATCTGCGGCGCGCCGGCGCGCTATGCCAGCGGCGAGATCAAGCGCAGCAGTGCCGTGATCGCGGCATTCCGGCGCATCCATCCATGCCCCAGCACCGGCCTGACGACCGGCTCATGCCCAGGCTGGCAAGCTGACCATGTGCTCAGCCTCGCCGCAGGCGGGTGTGACGCGGTATCGAACCTCCAGTGGTTGCCCGTGCAGATCAAGACCTGCGCGGCCGACTGGTGCAAGGACCGGTGGGAGCGGAAGGTCTACGCGCCGGTGCCGCAGATCGTGGTGATCCCGTGATACGCGCCGACGTTCGCGTCGGCGGCGATGGTGCCAGGCGGTAGGGTCTTGCGCTCAACCATTGCCGCGCTCCTGGCCGTCGCTTTCAGCCTTGGACTTGCCGTTGCCTGCTCGGCGCTTGTGCTCCTGAAGCATCAGTTCGGCCGCGTCATAGGCCTCACGCGCGAGCGATTCGCGGATGGGGCTGCCCGGGTGATCGCGCTGGATCAGCGCCTGCATTGCCAGGCCAGCGAACTGAGCGAGAAGGGTGTTGTCGTCGGGAGAAGGCATCTGTGTCTCCAGTGCGGCAGCTTGTGGGAGTGGCGCGTCTATGCGCCGACGCCGCAGCGCGCAGTCATTCCTTGGCCGGCTTCGTGCAGTCCTCGATGCCTGCGCAGTGCAGCGGCTCGGCGCCGGCATCGAACACGTTCAGCCCGTCGTAGCCGCTGGTCGCCAGCGTAACCCCGTAGGCCCGGCACAGCGCATCCAGCGCGGCCACGAAGCCTTCGGCCTTCGACCCTTCGCCGGGCGGCGGGAACGGGCCGATGAAGTCGATTCCGGCCTCGTCCAAGGCCCTTGCGTCACCAGCTTCCAAGTGATCGAAGTAGTCCCGGCCGAGCCACTCTATACACAACTCTTCCCAGACGCGCACCGGCTGCGGTCCTTCGTCGCCACCGTTGGATGAAGCCCAGTACAGGCCTGGCCGGGTGATCTCGCTGGCTTTCATTCCCATTCCTCGCTCCGAGCCAGATACTCAGCCTGCCGCGCCAGTGCCGCGCGCTGCTCTGCCGTGAAGGTGCTCCACATGGCGGCGATCTCGTCACCGACGTGGTTGCGCCAGTCGTGAACCTTCCCGGCCCGCTCCCATTGCGGCTCCATGTAGTCACTTGGCGTGCCGACTGGGATGTCGGCGGTGAGGACGCTGATCATGAAGGCGTCCTTCCCTGTGCCGGCGCAGCCAGGACGTTGAGGAACTCCGGCAGATCTCCCATCCGCGCCAACGCAGCCTCGCACTCCTGCTTGTAGGTCGCCATCTTCTCGTCCCATTCCTGTGCCTGCTCAGGCGTCCACTCCGATCTCGGCTTGTCGGCCCAAGGACCGAACGTGGGGCGTTTCGGGGGTACGGGCAGGGTCAGGATGTTCATGCATTCACCTCGCGTTCGGCCGGCATGGTCAGCACGACGTCCAGCAGCAGGTTGTCCAGCACCGAGAAGTCCGTGTCGGCCGCCACAGGCGGCAACACCGACTCCAGCCGTGTCAGCTCGGAGTCGATGTAGGCGTTGAGCGCCGGCAATGGCCTTCCATGCTCAGCCTCTGATGCGCCGCGCTTGATCTCCAGCAGCTGCGCGATCGCCTCGCGCACTTCCTGGTCCGTCACGATGGCGTCCACCAGCTCCTGGAAGCGCATCGGCGCGATGCCGCGGCCCTGCTCGATCCACAGTGTTGCCAGCAGCGGGCGCAGGACATAGAGGTACTTCTTCAGCCGCACCCGGTCGCCGTGCAGATACTCACGATAGTTGCCGCGCGCCATGTGGACGTAGTGGTGGAACGAGCGTTCGGGCTGATGCGCCACGCGGGCAGCCGCACGCATGGCCGCCAGGAATGCCTGGTCGGCCCGATAGACCACAGGCGAGGCCAGCCACTCGATCAGCGTGGCGTTGCCGTTGCCAAGCAGGCCCAGGGCCTTGCGCAATTCCCATCCGTTGATGTCCAGGTCGCCAGAGATCGGCAGCTCGATCACGTCGCGCGCCCGAAGGGCCTTGTCGTGTCGGTCGACCTGCAAGTACCACGGCAGCGGGTGGACGTAGATGAACCGGACGTCATAGTCGCTGTCGGGCGAGGCGAAACCCCAGCCCCGGCTGCCTGACTCGCAGGCGTAGAGCACGCGCACGCCATGTTCGGCCTCGATGGCGCTCAGGCGTTCTTGGATCTCGGCTCGCATGCTGGGATCAACAGGATGCTCGCTCATCTGGCTCATCGAAAGGTGACCCTTTTTGTGCTGGATGCGAGGCCCAGCACCGCAGAAAACTGCCGCAGTTGCCATTGAGTGGTTCGGGCTGCCGGGCCTCGCGTGGCGGATTTTAGGTGCCGCCTACCTCCCTCGTATCGGCACGAGCATGAAGCCGCGCGTGCGTCCGTCTGCCGCGATGCCTGCGCCGACGATGACGCCGTCATCATTGATCGCCACGGCGCTGATGAGCAGTATCCAGCCTGCAGCCTTCACCTCCGGCAGCTTCGACAGGTCGGTCAGCTTGCCGTCTTCCCACAGAAACGCTCCACCGCCCTCCGGCGGGTAGCCATAGCCGCCAACGACTTGGCGCTGCTTGTTGATCCCAAGGGCAGCACCACTCCATCCGGCCGTGCGCGGGACGAGCCAGTGCAGCCTGTTGCCGAGCACCGCGAACGGCCACGCAGCCGAGGCCTGAGTTTCGGTCGGGGCATCGAAGGCCACGCCAGCCACGTCCGCGCGGTCGTTGATGGCTCGGGCGATGCTGCCAAGCCCTGCCGGCAGAAGATTGCCGAGCGGGTTGACCCGGTCACCGACGACACGGACAGCTTCTTGCGTCAGAGGGCTGCCGCGATAGCGCATACCGGCCACGTCACCGTAGTAGTTGATCGACGTGATCTCCGCGGCTGCGCCTCCCCATGTGCCGAGATCCCGGAACACGCCGTCGCGGTACGTGAATCCGTGCTGTTCACCGGTCGCTGCGTGGAACCAGCCGGCCATCGTCCCGTTGTCGTTGATCGCATTGGCGACGGTGCTGCCACTGCCGAACTGCGGCAGTGGTGTCAGCACCCCGTTGTCCCAATGGAACGCTCTTCGGGAGGTCAACCATGGCCCCTCGGCCTCGTTCCAGAACCACCCCGCGACCTCACCGCGCTTGTTGACCCCGCTGGCGCCACTCGTGCCGCCGGGCAGGATGAAGGTGCGCCGCAGTCCGGTTTGGAACAACGCGGCCTGATAGTTCTGTGTCGCGTCATGCCAGGCTTGGCCGGCGGCGTACTTCCCGTCCTGGCTGACGGCATCGGCCGCACTGACCACATCCTCCGGTGCACCGAGCTCGTGGACCATGTACCGGTATCGGTAGCTTCCTTCAGCCTGGCCGGCCGACGCGAGAAGAGGAAGGGAGAGGGCAACCGCAACAACGACTCGCATAGCAACGCTTCCATCCGTTGGAGGGGTCGTTGGTATGCCAGTGGCCTCGTGCGGCGTCACTCCTTTGGGGACCCTCTATCGGGGGCCCGTAGTTACGGGAGGTCGCGCCACCGGGTGATGCACCGCCGTGCGATCAGGCGCCACGCTGGCCGTCCCTTCACTTCGGAGACGGCAATGAGACGCAGAAGAAGAATGATCCTGGCCGCAGCGGCGCTCATGGCGGCAACGGGTCCGGTGCTGGCAGATTACGGAGCCAGCGCAAGCCTCACCGGCATCAAGTTCGAGCTGGTGGACCTGCAGCCGGATGACGGTATTGCGCCGTCGGCCAAGATCGCGGGCATCTGGGGCGCCTCGTCACGCATCTTCGGCACCAACGGCTGCGGCCCGCACTGCCACGTGTCGGTCGGGTCCCTCAACAAGCCGTTCATGGCTAGCGAGATCCTGGCCGGCGCCACATCGTTCGCGTCGGTGTCCGGTGCAGGCATGTTTGCCTCGACCTCCGGCAAGCCGGGCCCCAACGGCGCCGGGCAATCGGGCGCGTTCTCGTTCATGAGTTTCAGCGGCAGCAACCCAAAGTTCGTGCTGGGGGCGCACACCGGTCTGCGCGTCACCGGCACCTACGCGCTGGACGCCTGGGCGGATGCGGCGGCAGGCAGTCCCACCGAGTTCGCGGGCGCGCACATCATGGCTTGGGCCTGGGGTCAGTCCGTTGGTGCCACGGAGCGCGTGCGCGTCTCCACGGACCCGTCCGAGGGCCCGATGCACGCCAACGACGCCGGTCAGTTCTCGTTCACGTTCGAGAACGCACTGGACCGCAGCCGCGGCATCACCGGCCGACTCTATGTGGCTGCGAGCGGCCGCCAGGTGTCCCCAATTCCGGAGCCGTCCACCTACGCCCTGTTCGCAGCCGGTATCGGCGTCGTCGGCGTGGTGGCGCGCCGGCGCAGGGCTGATGGTTGACGCATCACGAGCCCAGTTCGCTGGGCTCGTCGTCGCTGCCGGGCTCGCGCGTCCAGAACGCGCAGCCGAACTGAGGCTGGGCGACGACGGGCGATAGGCCAGGGCGGTCGCACCAGCTCGTGATGCCGTTGTCTTGCATCCCGCCCCAGTACTGGCAGGTCCAGCAAGGGCGGGGATCGTCGGTGCCAGCGAAGTAGGTCATGCGGTCTATCCGGGTTGTCGGGTTGAGTCGACTGGCTCGTATCCGCCCGACGGTCGCGCGATAGCACAAGGCCGCTGAAACCTATGCGCTAAGTTGTTGATTCGTCGTGCGGCTGGTTGACGTTTTCGTGCATGTTCAAGTCTGCTGATATCCAGCCCAAGTAGCTGTCACACAAGAGAAAATCGCTACTTTGCGGCCTTAGACCGACCTTAATTTTCTCCCCTAGGAATGCTGAAATTCTGCTGAAAAATCGCTGAAATCAGTCAACCCTCACCCTGATCGGCTCGGCGCCGCGCGGGTCCGCGTACAGCGCGGCCGTGCCGGCGTCCTTGTGGCCCAGCAGAGCCTGCGTGTCCACGCCGCCCTGGGCCAGATAGAGGCGCTTGCTCAGGGAGCGGATCTCGTGGAACGAGGGCGGGTTGGGGCCTGTAATTTTTGCGAGCACGCGCGCGCGGGCAAAGGCCTCCGTGACGGCATCGGGTGACACCGGGTCGCCGGCGTGCACGTGCGCAATGCGCTTGGGGTGGTGCACCAGGAACCGGCTCTGGACGCCGGTGGGCTGCTCGATGAGCTCGCCGAGTGACACGCCGACGGCGTCCAGGCGCAGCCGCAGCGGGATGGCCACGGGCGTGTTGGTGCGGCGGGTCTTGTTGCGCCACACCCGCAGCTCGCCGTCGACCACGTGCGCATGCTCCATGGCGCATACCGTTGACCGGTCCTGCCCGGTCACCAGCGCGTACATCATCGCCCGCGGCAGCCAGCCGGCGGCCTGGTGGGCGACCTTATGGATGGCCATGAATGTGTCCAGCGTCATGCGCTGCCGGCGCACTTCCACCGCCGGCTCGGCCGTGATGGCCGCGACGTTGACGCCCGGCTTCACCCAGCCGAGCTGCTGCGCACGGCGGCATAGCATCACGAGGCGGGAGCGCACGTACTTGGCCGTCGTCTCCCGGCCGCTGGCGTGGATGGCATCGATGAGCTGGGCGCAGTCGTCCACCGTCAAGTCCTTGATCTGCTTCGCGCCGAGCTTCTCGGAGATCACGCGATCCCAGGACCTGTACGAGCTCTGCGACTCCATCGACTTCGGCGCCGGCATCTTGGCGATGACGTCGGCCACGGTGTGATGCGCGCCCTTGAGCTTGTCTACCAGACTCGGCTGCTCGCTGGCGAGATGCAGGTTGGCCGCGATCGCCTCGCTGATGGCGACGGCCAGCGGCTTGCGGCCGATCGCCACGCACGTGGACACCCCATCCCGCATGTAGCGGAAGACGTAGTAGCCCTTGCGGTCCTCGTAGAGATGTGGCGGCCAGTCGCGGTGTCGAATGCTGCGCCTGGCGCTCAACGCCCGGCCTCCAGCCGCTCGACCAGGCTCGGACCGTCGCCGCCGGCCAGCACCTCGCTGATGCGCACGGCGTTCGGGTTGATGTAGTAGGCGCGACCGACCTTCACCGGCGCCGGACTCAGCTCGCCCAGGCGCGCCCACCGCTGCAGCGTGCGCGGGCCAGGCGGCGGGTCATAGCGTGCGGCCGCCCAGGCCTGGAGGGTGATCTTCTTCACGTTCTTGCTCCGTGGTTGCGTTCAGGCGTCTTCGAACAGGTCGGCCACGGCCTTGCCGGCGCGACGGGTGGTGTAGGCGGTTTCAGCGTGGTGCCGCGCGTCGTAGACCAAGTGGCACCTGTTGCACCAGTGACGCAGGTTGCTCAGGTCGCAGTTCTCCGGCACGTGATCCAGATGGCCTGTGGTCAGCGTCACGCGACCGCCGGTGACCGGGTGCGGTTTGCCGTTCTCGGCTCGGCAATCCGGGAATGCCGGCGAGCCCTCGCACCGATCGCCGCTGCGCTCGCGTACCCGGGCCACGATCTCGCGCCAGTTCTTCGGGTACCGCGCCCGGTTCTCAGGCTTGATTGGCATCGCCTACCTCCACTTCTGCGCGCCTGCGATCGACAAACTCAGCAACACCCTCTGCGCAGATACGGAAGAGGTCGGCCCAAACCCGAATCTCCCGGGCAACGACTCTGGCTACTGCGCGGCCAAGGACTTCGCTGACGCATCGCCCGATGCGCTCCATGAGGTGCTGCAGCACCAGTCGACCGCGCAGTCGCGCGACGTGCCGCTTCTTGAGCTGGCGCAGCTTCATGACTTCGAAACGTGAGTATTTTTGTGAAGCACCGGCTCGGCGATGAGCCATGCGGCCACCGCGGCGTAGGCCACGACGATCAGGGCGAGGAGGGCGCGTCGAGGGGTCATCGCTGCCGCTCCATGGCCACAGCAGCGCGCACGATGGCGCGGCGGGTCGCGCTCTCTCGCGTCGGGCCTCGTTGGTGCACCGGCTCGGATGCCAGGTCTTCACCGTCGTCTCCGCAGGTGCCCACGTGCACAGCGTGTGGCGTGTGGTCAATGCGCAGCTGCCGTTTCACAGCCAGCCGCAGCGCGTCGCCGTCGTCGGCCAGCGGGCTCCAGCAGTAGTCCGAGCGATCCGGGCTGTCGGAGGCGATCAGCAATCCGCAAGCACCCCGGCTCCAGAATTCAATCCCTGCTGCTTTTGCTGCAGCCTCCAGCAGTTCAAGGTCAGCCAAGTTGGGACCGGTCATGTACTTCCTTCAACTTGTTGGCGGCGGCCTCGATGCGCTGGAGTGCTTCTCGGATCGCCGCTTGAACCACTGACGCGCCAGCCGGGACCTTGTGCGTGCCCGCCATCTCGTCGCTCAGCAGGACCTCGCGCGTGCTGATGCGGGCATGGCACGACGTGCACTGGTAGCGGCGCAACGTGCCCACCTCGCGCCGGCGGGTGTAGATGCATTTCATGGCCGCGCCGCAGGTGCAGGGGTGAGGCATCAGGCGCCCTCTTCCAGCAGCTGCGCCATGCGCCTACCCAGCTCCGTGCTGATCACGTCCGGCGCCACCTTGCCGGCCTGCAGCGCCTCGGCCAGCTCGGCACGCAGATCGAGCAGCACCTGCAGTGCTTCGCTGGTGGCAGGCGGCGCCGTGTAGAGGTTGGTGCCCGGGGAAGGGTGGCCGGCCGGGAAATGGATGACGGCCATCTGTGGGTCGTGGCCAGGGCCTTGCTCGGCGGCGGTAAGCACGCGGCCGATGGGCTGCGGCGCCTCACCCTCGTAGACCTTCATCGTGAAGCCAAACTCGGCCAGCACGCGCGACAGGTCGTAGAGCTTGTAGTTCGGTATGAAACCAATCAGGTCCTTCCAGACGTGCTCCAGCCGATCCCCAAAACCCTCCGGCCAGTTGCGGATGATGTTGAGCTTCACTTCTTTGGCGGCGGCGCTCAAAGGTCGTCCTCCGTCATCGCGCTCGTGTAGTGCGGCCGGTAGCCGCCCTTGAGCCAATAGGTCTTGCCGCACATGGGCGAGGGGCAGGTGACTTCGGCGCTGCCTTCGTCGCGCGCCAGCTCATAGAGGCAGACATCGCCTTGTTGTGCTTGCATCTCGTCATCGCTCATCTCGTGCGCGCAGTGCGGGCACGTTGGTGCGCTGACTTCGAAGGTGTTGAAGAATTCGAATGCGGCAGGCATCAGGCGGCTCCCTTGGTTACCGGCGTCAGCGCCTTGACAGCCCGGCGTGACACCAGACAGCCGCCCTCGAACGGCTCGCACAAGTAGTCGGCCGGGTTGCGGCTGGTGCCTGCGCGCAGCCAGCAGCGCGCCAGATCGGCGGCTGTGGCGTCGCGCAGCTTCAGCGTCTGACCGGGACACACGTCGTGCCACCAGCCCAGCTCGTTGCGCGGGATGTCGCGCTCCATCTCGGCGCGCGTCTTGAGCTTGGCGCGGTAGAGCTGGGGGTCAGGCATTGCTCTCTCCCGTGGCGCCGGCCGTGCTGGTGGCGTTGCGATCCGCGCCGTAGCGGTGATAAGCCGAGCTGCTGTCGGCTTGCAGCGCGTCCACAGCCTCCCGGCCGCCCAGGTCGAGCACGATGGTCCACAGTGCGCTGGCGTAGTAGCTGCTGTCGTCGAAGTACAGCGCGGCCACGGCCTCGCCCAGCGCATGCGCCACGGCGGGGGCGGGTTGCTGCGTAGGGACTTGCCCGTGGGGTTGATAGGCGGGGGTCTCAGCAGCAGCGGATCGGGTCAGGGCCAGCACCTCGCGCACCAGCGGCAGAACGTCGCGCGCGCGTGAGCCAATTCCCGTGCAGCGGTGCTTGTATGCCAGCGTCAGGATTTGCTCGTCTGTGGGCTCGGCCGGCTGCTGGGCGGCCAGAGCGTCCACGATGCGCCGCGCCAGAAAGCCCTCCCAGTGCTGTTCAGGCGGTGGAGCCTCGTCGCTACACAGCACCTGATAGACGGCCTGCACGCGCGGGTCGTCCCATTGCGCCGTTGGCTCCGGCTGCTCAGGTGAGCTTTTTTGGGAGTCCGGCGAGTCGCCGGCGGCCGGCACCTGGGCGCGCCGCTGCCAGAAGTCGAAAGCCTGTTCCGCCACGACACCGAAGGCTTCCGCGCGAGCCTCTTCCTCGATGTCGCCTTCGCTTTGCTCGCCAGTACCGTGGCCGATCTCGTGCGCGAGCATGCGAATCACGGTTGCCGGGTCGGCATCGGCCGCCGCCCAAGCGTGGATGACGCGGTGCTCGCCGTCGAAGAAGCCCCAGCACTTCTGAGCGCGCATGGCGTCAAGCACAGCGCCTTCTTCAAGCTCTACGGTTTCGCCGTCCACGGTCTCGGCGTGGATGGTCGAGCTGGCGATGTCGTCGGGCGAGAAGCCTTCAGCTTCCAGCACGGGCCGCCAGTAAGCGGTGTGCACGGACTCCGGCGTGGTGTGCCAGGTGATGGTGATGTTGTTCATGCGATTACTCCGCCCACGACGCGCAGCCCGGCGTCTCGCAGCGCCCGTGCACGTGCCCGTTGTAGGCCGACTGGCTCAGATGCAGCCGACCCTTGCAGGCCGGGCACTCGATGACCTCCTGCTTGCCTCGCGGCGGCTTCTGGCGCCACGCAGCGACGGCAGGGCCAACGATCTCCATGCGCTGCAAAACCCGCTCGAGCTCGTCAACGTGGGTCTCGCCCTGTTCGCGCGTGGTGCGCAGCCACTGCGGGCACAAGGCCCGTTGCGCCGCCTCGCCGCGCTTGTTGCCGTCCGTGCAGCAGATGCGCATGAAGATGCCCGCGCGCGGGTTGTCGCCTTCGGCGGCGCCGAACTGCTGCAGGTAGTTCACACCCGCCTTGCAGTGGCCGTGCGGCTCCTTGCCGCCGATCATCGTGACACCTGCGGCGTCGTAGTGCTGGCAGTACATCAGCCGCTGCGCGATGCGGCGCTCGCGCTTGTCGGCCGGCGCGGTAGCGATGTTCTCGGTGCTCACGACTTCGCTCCCGGTGCAACACACGTCCACCCACGCGAGCGCAACAACTCCGCCGCGCGCTTGATCTCCGGCGGAATCCAGGCTTCGTTGATCTCCCAGGCCTCGCCGTCGTGCACCAGCTGGCCGGCGGTGCGACGGGCCTTGAGCAGGCCCCACACGAGCTTGTCTTGCAGCCCGGTGGCCCGGGCCAGCTCACCAGTGGTCAGCCGGCCGCGCTTGTTGAGCAGTTCGAGCAGCTGCTCGGTGCGCGTGCCGGAGAGGGTGAACAAAGGTGGCGGCTCATCGGGCAGAGGCTCACGGCCGGCATAGCCGCGGTCTGCGACGCGGGTGAGTTCGGCGAATGGGTTCATGGTCGTCACTTGATTGCCCAAGCTATGGCGAACGCAACGGCTGCGATGGCGAATGCGGTAGGCCAGTCCATGGTCACGCCTCCGCCGCAGCAGGCGCCGCAACGCTGCCCACCGGCATGTCGCACCACTCGATGACGCGCCAGCGCAGCGGCATGCCGTCGGCGCCGAACCACTGCTCGCCGTCCCAGTAGCCGGGCCAGACTGGGCAGGTGTCGCAGTTGGTATGGAGAAGGGCGTCGATCTCGGCGTCGGGGAAGTTGCCTCGCTCAGGTTTGTGCCAAGTCAAGGTTTCGGTGCGCATCAGACGATCTCCCGGTGGCGTGTTCCGCATACTTGGTTTCTCCAAAACATTCCAGGGATGGATACATGTCTGAGATCAACGCAGAGCTGGCACCTTTTCGGGCAAACACTGCGCATCGCGCTGCAGTCCTCACAGATGAGCAAATCAGGTTGGCGATTCACTTGGCCAACAAGCATTTCCCTGGTGCCGGGGACAACCCAAACTCGCCCTTTCTGGCGGCGGCTCTGACGGCGTTGGCGACCAACTACCACGCGTTTGTTCACGAAGCCAAGTGATCCCATTTGAACCTCCGGCTCAGGCCCCAGCCGCCGCCAGCAGCTCACTATCGTGCTGCCGCCGGTGCTGCAGGCGCAGCTTGTTGCGGTCGCAGCGCGGTGCCCGTGACGTGCCCACGTGCCAGGCGTGGCAGTGGATGCAGTGGTAGGCCTCGCGGCGCGCGTCCTTGTTGCGGTTGGCGCGCCGAGCGGCTTCGGTGGCCAAGGAGAAGGCCGCGAAGGCGGTCTTGCCGGCGCACATGGCGGCGGGGTGAGGGCGGTGCTTCATTGCGTGGTCCGCCCCTGCAGCTGATGGACCATGCCGCCGATGCCGTTGCCGGGTGCTGCGCTGGGCAGCTGAGGCGCGCCGGCACCGGTCTCTATGAACGCCGACTCGCCCCCCCCGGTGGCACGCAGGTAGTCCACTTCGACCTTGGCTGTGTCCACCAAGGTCTTGCTCAGCTCGTTGATGGCGCGGGCTTTATCCAGGTCCACGGTGCCGTCGCGCACGCCGCGCAGGGTTTCGAACAGTGCCGCTCGCAGGGCCGTGATGTCGTTATTGCTGCTCATGACTCCTGGGCCTCCTTGACTCGCCGGTTGATCTGGCGGGTGATCGCACTGCGAAGCAGCACACACCCGGCGATCTCGGGTCCGTACTGGTGGAAGGTGCGTCGGCGCATGTGCTCCTGCCTGGTGATGCATTCCAGGCGGTCCGCCGTGATCTGCTCTCTGTCGGTGGTGCGCTCGCCCTTGAACACGACGAGGTGGCCGGCTGGAATCGGGCCGTTGGCCTGCTCCCATACATGGCGGTGGTACATGACCCAGTCGCGTGGCGGATAGCCGGTGTCGGTCAGCTTGATTTGCAGGTAGCCGACCTCATGCCCCATGTTGGCGACGCGCAGGCTACCTATTGGCACCCAGTTCGCTGGCTTCTGGCCGCGCCTGAACTGCGTCGCTGGCGCCGTGCTCAAACCTTTCTTGCCCTTGGTCCATGGGACGTTGCCAGGCTTGAAGCGGCCTGACTCGCCGCGCACACCGTCCAGGCGCCCACTGGCGGGTCCGCCCAAGAACTCGGCTGACTTCTTGATGCCGAGGCGCCTGGCCAGCCTGACCACCTGCTGGTAGTCCACGCCCAGCGCCTTCGCCAGGTCGGCCGTCAGCGTGTTGGCGAACTCGCTACGCACCCGCTCAATGTCGGCTTCGCTGGGGCGCCACTTCGGGCGGTTGATGTTGCGGCTCTTGGTCATGACCGCGCCTCGCCCTCAGTGGCCAACCGCCGCACCATTCGCGCATACCGGTTCTTGCCCAGCAGGATGCCGACGATGCCCAGGGCCGGGTCCATCGGCTGGTCGCCCGTCTCCAGTTTGAAGCCGTTCTCGTCAAACCACTTCAGCCAGTCGTAGAGCTGCGTCTCGGCTTCCAGGCCGCGGCCAAGCACTGCCACGCACGGGTGCTTGTGATACGCGTCGGGTGGCGTCCAGACCTTGCCGTTGGGATCGGCGCGGTTCCATTTGGCGTCGTGCCACTCGTAGTCCGGATACTTGCCTTCGGACGTGATGCCGACGCATTCGCGGCCGAAGCCGCATTCGCCTTCGAGCTCCAGCTGCACGCCGCTCTTGGCTGCCCACGTGGCCATCCACTGGATACGCTGCTCGTGGATCTTCGCGGCGAGAGGCTCCTCTTCCGCGACGTGGCGCACGTAGTCGTGCGGGATGTGCAGCTTGTTCGCCACGTGCGTGATGGCATCGGCGATGCACTGCTCAGTGGCGCGCCCGGGCGCTGGCTGGACGGCTGCGATCAGTGCATCGGCGATGGGTTTGCGTTCAACGATGTTCATTCCGACTTGCTCCCTTCCTCGGCTGCGCCCACGAACTGCGCGAAATGCGGCGGCTGCCAATGCGGCGGCTTCTGCACTTTCCCGCTGGCGTCCTTGATGAACTGCCCGTCCACCTGCTTGTCGGTGACGTTGCTGCGGTGCAGCTCGGCCCACGCGGCTGGCAGGCGGCGGCCCGTGAGTGCGCGGGCCAGACATAGGCTGACCCAGGCGATGTCCAAGGAGGCGTCCAGGGCGGGCTTGGCCGCCATCTGGACCTGCAGCTCACCGTTGCGCAATTGGCGGCTGAGCTGTTTGAGGCTCAGGGCGATGTTGGTGTTCGTGTGGTCCACGCTGCCAGACTCGGGCTCAACCAGCACCGTGGTGTCCAGCAGCTCGTGGCACTCCTCCAAAACAAGGGCGAAGTAGAGCTTCCAGCTCTCCGGGCCGTGGCCTACGCCCTCACACCAATCGGCAATGGATTGCAGGGGGTTGGGAGTGGTCACGCTGTGGCCTCCTCGCGCTCGGTGTCCAGCGCCGTGCCCGCGGTGCTGGCGTCGAACAAGCTGCCGTTGTCCGGCTCACCCTTGAGCGCGCTCTCCGGCACTGCAAGCAGCTCGTTGATGTCCTCGATCACGACCGAAACGAATCCTCCAGCCACATCAGCCAGCGCATGGCTTTCGACCGAGTTCACCAGCTTCAGCTTGGCCTCGACCTCGGTGGCGCTCTTGAAGTTGACGCTTGCGACTTCCGCGCGGAACGTGATGCGAGCATTGGCCGCGATGATCTGCACCACGTCTTTGACCACCACCTTCATGCTCTCGTGCAGGCGGCTGAGCACGGCAGCCTGCTCGTTCTCGCGCAGGCGACTCCAGGGCTCGGCCAGGGTCGTGAAGTGGCGCTTGGCCACGTCGATCATGCGACCCAGCATGAAGGCCTCGGCATGGCCCTCGGTGCCCCATTCCGGGTCCTCGGCCACGGTAGTGCTCGGGTCCTTGGGCTCGGTGCCGGCCTCGGGCATCAGGCCCGCGCTGGTGGCGTCGGCAATCGCTTCGCCGATGGTCTGCGTGAAGTTGTCAGCGGGATCGCTGCCGCTTGCCTGGGGCTCGGCTTCGGGATTGGTCTTCTTGCTGCGGGTGGCCACGTGGTGCTCCTGTGGTGGTGGCGGTGGATCAGGTGTGCACCGCGCTCATGCGGATGCGTCATCAACCGGCTCGTATGTGAGCCTGAATATGTCGTCTTTGCAGGCGTAAATCTCGCCTTTGACACCCGTGATGATCCAGTCGCCGGGCGTCACCAGATGGTTCGGGCTCTCCAGCGTGCCGATCACGCCGTAGGCCTCGCGGCCAAGCTCCAGCGTGAGCGTGGCGCCGCCCATGCCAGTGAAGAACAGATCGTCGCTGTCAGCGATCGGGCGCACCTGCGGGTGGTCGCCGTGGTTGTGCCATTGGCTGGCCTCGATGACGACAGGCTTCTTGCGGAATCTCATGGCACTCCTTTTTGGGTGTGGCTGTTGGTGAATCAATCAGGCGCGCAAGAGCGCCATCGGCTGCCACTCTGATTCGGCGCGCGGCGTATGCACGGACGGCAAGCCGTGCCCAACGCTGGGTCGCGCGACGGCAGGGTGCTCTCGCATCCACTGCTGCACGAACCACAATTGACCGCAGCCGCCGCCGATGGTGTCCATGCCGGCCGGATCGAAGACGCGGACGTTGAACCCACGCTCTACCAGCTTGGCCGAGAAGCCAACCGCCAGGTCGCGCTGATGCTGGTTCTTGGCCTTCTGGAACTCATTACGCTCGCAGATCACCGACACCGTCGCTTCCCAAATGCGCGGGTCGTAGAGGGCGTAGATACGCTCCGCGTCGGCATCGGTAACGTTGCCGTCGTGCGCGCAGTAGTTGAAGAACGGACGCCGGCCCGTGGCAGTGCTCCAGGCCGCGCCGACTTCTGCGATCTGCTGCAGGGTCAGCTTCTTCTTGAACGGGATCAGTGCGTCGCGCGCCGCGTCGGTGGATTCGTGCACGGAGAACTGCAGGCCCACCGTCGGAATCTCGCGGCTCATCTCTATGACCCAGGACCAGTCGATGTCCGGTGCGCTGGTGCTGATGAGCAGCGAGGCATGCGGGTACATCGCATGCAGCCGGCGGAATGCCGGCCACAGCGCCTTGTTCAGCACCGGCTCTCCCATGCTCATCACCATGATCTGCAGCTTCTTGATGCGTGCAGGATCAAGGCCGCCAATGCAGTTCTCAAGCAAATGCTGCGGCTGGCTCACTATCTCGTCGGCAGTGAGGTTGCGCACGAAGTAGTCGCCAGTTCCGCAGAAGCGGCAACCAATGGGGCAGCCGCTCATCGTTGAGCAGCAGATGACGGTGCGCTCCTCGTACTCCGGGTATCGGTACAGCACCGATTCGACAGCGCAGTCAGGCTTCACGAAAACGTGCTTGTTGACGTGCTCGGCTGAGTCGGGGAAGTCGCGGATCTCGTTCCACAGGGGTTTGGTCGTGCTCATGCAGGCTCCTGGATCAATGCCAGCCGCGGCGCATTGCGCACCGCAGACCAACGCTCCGCCCATCCTGGGCGCTCGCTTGCAATCCAGTCGCCATGCTTTTGCGGCATCACCAGCAACAGCACCTCGGGATGGCGCTGGAACTGGAAGGCGATGACGGTCTCCGTTCCGGCCTGCATCGGCATCAGTTGCGGGCTGCCTGCGAAGGCCTCCAGCACGCGCGACACGTAGGGGCCATGGAACGGATCGACAAGCCCGGGGCGCAGTGCCGAGAAGTCCGGCATCACCTTGCGCCAGCAGTACCAGGGCCGCCCGTCTTCGCGGCGTGCCGGCATGCAGGTGTCGTGCTCCTGCGTGTGCGTGACGCCACCATTGGCGCCGAGCAGCTGCAGCACGGGCGGGTGGCCTTCCCGCGCAAGAAGCACCAGCCGGCGCGGATCAGCATCGGTGCCGGTCCACATCGGCGGCAACTCGTCGGCCAGCGGGAAGCTGGGCGTCAGCAGCGTGGGCTCGGTGCACACGGCATCGGCGTCCTCGATGAGCACCAGCGTGTGGCCATCGGTGCCGATGATGTAGGCGCCACCTTCTGGGCGCGGCTCCACCATGACGCCACCCAAGTAGTAGCGCGCGTCTGCCTCGATTTCGGCGGCGCAGGTCAGTGCCAGGCGCGCGTAGGCGGCGCGGATGCTGATGCGTGTGGTTGTGGTGTCCGTCATGGCTGGTCGCCTTTCTGGGTCGGTTGCAGTTGCCGTTGAAGAAAGAAAGAGGGCGGCCGCATCAGCAGCGCAGCACGGGAGTGGAGACATAGGAGGGGGAGGAGGCCCGTGCTGCTGGGATCGCCCGAAAAGAATCAGGTCGTTGCGGGGTCGGCCGGCTCGGCTTTCACGTCCTCCGGCCGAATACCTGCCTCCATGGCTGCAACGATGTCCTCTTGCGTTGCCACACTGCAGTCGTAGGCGTCGCTGGAGACGTGGCGCAGGGCCGAGGCCTGGTGAGTGGCGCGCACGAGGCGCACGGTGTTGCTGGCCTTGTGGACTACCTGGTAGATGCGTGTATTGGTTGCCATCGCGGCTCCTTGTTATTTGCCCAGCGCGGTGTTAATCACCTGCTTGGCGGTCTGGTGGTGGCGGCCCTGCGGCGCGCCCTCGGCATAGGCGGTCATGCGGCGGCTGCTCGGCCACCAGTGCACGTTGACCAGGCCGCCGATCACGAGGACGCGGCCGTCCGGGTACTCGATGACTTCGAGCTCGGCGTCGCGCGCTAGCTTCTTGAGTTGCTTGACCTGCTCGCTGCTCATGACGCGGCATCGGCCTTGGGCCAGTTCTTGATCAGCTCGTCTTGCACGTCGGCTGCGAGGGCGTCCCAGATCTGCTGGTATTCGCCCTCATCCAGCGTGGACAGGTAGGTGGCCGGCAGCTCGGCATTGCCGGCGCGCACGTCGCGCTCGATCTCGGCGGCCTTGGTCTTGATGGAGTTGCTGCCGGCGGCGGCCGGGCGCTGTGAGGACTTGCCGCCCAGGGCCCAGCGGGCCAGCGCCGCACCAATTTCCTCGTCCAGCGGCTGGCCTGGGACGACGATGGAGCGGTGGTCCTCAGGCACTTTCGGCACGCCGGTCTGCCATGCGTCCGGGCTTAAGTCGGGCACGCCGTTGGCGCCCGGCGGCAAGAGGAAGCGGTCCGTCATCTCGTAGACGAACTCGTCGCCGGCGATGGCCTGCCAGCCCAGCGGCACGATCTCCGTCTTGCCTTGGGCGTTCTTCATCGGCTTGACCTTCTCCTTCGCGCGGAAGCAGAAAATCAGGTTGACGTTGAGCTGCAGAATGCCGTTGATGAGCTTGCGCCGGGCAGCCTTGGGCTTGGCCCAGCCCAGGAGGTTGCAGGCCTCGCGCTTCTTCCGGTCCTGGCCGGCGATGCGGTCCAGCTCGGCCTCGTGCCACTCCAGCACGCCGCCTTCGCCTTCGTGCTCGTGGCTCATGCTGTCCACCACCACGGTTTTGGCCCCGGCTTGCACGGCGGCGCGGATTGCCTCCAGGTATCGGTCCGGGCCGTGCGGCGGCTTGAAGTCCAGGTGCAGGAACTTGAAGCGGCTCGCGTAGTGCAGGGCGCGACGCGCCTCAGTGTCGATGACGGCGATGTCGCCGCCCACCACGGACTGGATGCCGCTGGCCAAGCGCAGTGCGGAGAACGTCTTGCCGCCGCCGCTTGGGCCCACATTGCCCAGCAGCAGAGGCACCTGGTCCCGCACGGCGGGCTTGAATGCGAATGCGCTCATACGCCCAGCGCCTCCTCGTCCTTGATCTCCCATGCGGTCGGATAGGCCTGGTAGATCTCCGGCGAGTAGCCGGGCCAGCGGTTGGAACCGATGCAGTCACGCCACAGCATCACGCCGCGGCTGATCTTGTTGGTAGCCAGCTCCACACGCGCTTCGGTCAGCTCCACCAGGTAGCACATGAACGGCTCGAAGTTCTCCTGCACCAGGAACACGAAGCGCGCGCCCGGGTAACCGAGGGCGGACAGGCCACGCGGATACCAGACGCCCTGCGTGTCGTATCCGTGCGCTGCCAGGTAGCGGCGCATCCACTCGCCAGGGCCGCCGGCACCGGTCGTCTTGTAGTCCAGCACCAGCGGCCGGCCGGTGTGAGGCTCCTGAAGCTCAAGCAGATCTAGGCGTGCGCGGCACCAGATGCCGCCAACGTCCTGCCAGATCAGCGTCTGCTCCGGCTTGGCACGCTCGAAGATGCCGGTGAAGCCGGTGTTGGAGATGAACTCGCGTGCGGCCTGCACCATGGCCAAGGCGCCGTCGTGCTGCTGCGGCAGCATGGGAACCAGGCCGGCGGCGCGTGCCTTGTCGCGCGCCTCGCGGTGCTCCTTCTTGCGCCAGTCCGGCGCGTCGATGATGTGCGCCTTGTCCACGCCCTCAAGCAGCAACGCGTGCGCAGCGTCGCCCAGCTCGAACACGCCGCCGCTCTTGGCCGGGTTGAACAGCGAGTTCAGGCGAGGGTGCTTCAACCAGGCATGCCGCGGCGTGTTCTGGATCAGCGTCGTCAGCAGCGAGTTGCTGAGCGATGGCTGCGGCGCTGGGTCCGCGTGATACTGCCATGCGGGCATCGTGTAGATGCCGGGCTTGATGTCGCTCACAGCAACTGTCCCCCGCGCTTGATTGCCTTCACCAGCGCCCGCAGCGCTCGCCCGAAGCGTCCACGCCGCACGGGCCTCACCCTCTTGAACGGCCCCTCGATAGAGCCAGCAGCCAACAGCCGATTGATGTCCATACGTCTCCTCGGATCGTTTTCAGTACTGCCACTCTTCAGCCACGCCGCGAGCAGCAGCGGATGCCACCAGAACCACGCCCTCGCCCTCATCCTTTTTGCTGCGCGCTGCCCGCGAGATCACGCATTGCGGTCCGGCGTGCACGGCACCGGCGCCCATGGCGGAGATCGCCAGAGATGCGAGCACTGCGACGACGACGAACACGATGCACATCGGTTCCTCGGCGGCAGCGCGCAGCTCGGCGGCGGTGGCCACCAGCGCCTGCGAGTGGATGGAGGAGGAGGGCATGGCGGGCTCAGGCCGCGGCTTTGCGGATGAGCTTCAGGGAGGAGCGACTTCTCCAGCCGCCCGAGTCCTTGCAAATAACGCCTTCGCCTGGGCGCACTGCGGTCACGATGTCGCGCTGGTCGCGGTGGCTCCAATACTCGAAGACCACCTCGACCTCATCACCCACCTGCAGCGGCTCGGTCATGGGGTCGAAGGCGGCAGGCTTGGTGCCGGAGCGCTCGATGATCTCAAGGAATTCGCGGTGCTTCACCCTGTCGAAAACCCACACGCCGTCGTCGCCGCCCGGGTTGAGGTCCCACTTGAAGTGCAGCCTGACGCAGTCGTCTCCGAGTTCATCCATCTGCTCGATTACAGCGGTGCAGCCTTTGTTGATGGCGCCCTTGATCTTGCGCACGCGGTCACCGACCTGCCAAGGGCTGGTCACGGGATCAACGACTTCAGCCTTGAACGCCACAGCGGCCGCGGACTCAATGGCTACGCCGAAGTCCGTCCGCGGGACATACGCCGGCTCGCGGTACACAATGGGCAACGACACCGGGCACTCACCGGCATAGCTGGGGGAGAAGCTGAGCTTGCCGTCGTGCTCGGACATCACGCCGGACTCGGTGTACCGCAGCGTTCCAAGGCGAGCGCTCAAGTGCGGCTTGAGTGCTTCGGGCTTGGTCTGTAGCGCGTTGCCCACGACGGGGCCAAGAGCATGGGTCATGCAGTTCTCCGTAGAGAGTTGCCGGCGCATCGGGCCGCCGGCGTGCCCGTTGGATCGGGTCAGACCGGCAGCTGGCCGGCGAAGATGAGGGCGATCAGCACCAGGGAGACGGCGATGGCCAGCGTGTCGATGACGTCGCCATGGCGCTCGCCATCGAGCAGGTGGTCATAGACGTAGCCGGCGGCGATGTCTGTCGCCTCCTGGGCCAGCGCCTCATCCGTGGCGTACAGGTCGTTCACAGGACCCTGGCCAGGACGGCGGCGACAGGCACTGCCAGCAGCGGACCGAGCACGGGCAGGCACGCGGCCATCAGCTCGCCCATGGTCGCGCCACCTACGCAGTAGGGCGACGGCGTGCGGCACTTGTGGCGGCACTGGCTACAGCGCTTGAGCTGCTCCTGCAGCTGTGCTTCCAGCGCATCCACGGCATTGGCGTCTTCCGGCCGGGCGCGGCGGTACATGACGTGATGGGTGCTCATTGCCGCGCCTCGCCGGTGATGAACGTGTCGGTGCGGATGACCGCCACGCGGCCGGCAACGACATGCACGGCGGCGTCAGGTGCAAGCTCGTTGCCGCGGTGCAGAGCGGCGAAGCGCACGACGGCGCGGCAGTTCGCGCGCTGGCTGCAGCGGTCAGCACGCTCGCACTGCTCGCCGGGCTCGACGCAGTCGCAGCACTCGCGTTCGTGGCGGGCAATGAGCCAGAGCGGCGCCTGCTGGCCGGCGTGTTCGAGCCACTTTATGGCGACTTGGTGGGTGAGGGCGTTCATGTGTTGCTCCCGGTGGCTGCGGCGATGGCGGCGTCTATCGCGTCGTCGGCATTGCTTACGCTGCTGCAATCCACATAGGTGCCGACCCAGAACAGCGAGCGGCAGAGCGGCAACTGCGTTTGCACGGCGCCAACCTCCATCTGCGACCTGATGAACCGATAGCGCGCCGCCTCGGCCTTCGCCGCTTCAGCCTCCGTGTGCAGGCTTCGCGCCTCGTCGGTAGCGCCTTCAAGCAGCGCGATGGCGCGCTTCGTCGCGTCGTCGTCCAGCTTGCCGGAGCGCATGGCGCCCTCCAGCCGGCCGATCACGCGTTGGGCGCGCTTCTCGAAGTCATGGCTGGCGGCGCCCATCACGCCACCTTCTGATAGCTCGCCACATCGCGCTCGGCGATGAACCGGTCTTCGGCAATGGACACCGACAGAGGGCAGGGCTCCAGGCTCGCTGCGTGCGCGTCCTGCGCCGCCAGCTCCAGCGCATCACGCGCCATCTCGCTCAGGTGATGCCCGTAATCGGCCTGGGCCACAAGCTGCCAGCGCGCGACAAGTTGCGGGGTAAACAATTCAGCATCGTCCATGCTGTTGGCGCGGCCTTCGATCCAGGCCGCCAAGAGCAGCGCCACGGGCTCGTTGTCGTCGTGGGTGGGCTCGTATTCGAGCGCCACCGGCACGGCACCGAAGGCGGCCAGGCAGAGGCGGTTGCCAGCAGCCGGACGCGGGCGGCGCATGTCGGCGGCGAAGTCGATCTCTCGGCAGAGGGTGTCCACGGACGCGGCCAGGTACTCGGCGCGGGCGCGGTGATGGGCGGCGTCTGCGGTCTGGTGGCCGGTCTTGAGCTTGAGCTCGTCGGACTCGGCTCGGAGGCCGGCAAGGAGCGCTCGGTGCTTGATCTGCTGGGCTCGGCTGGACATCTGGGCCTCCGCTGCGCCTTGGGTGGCGCGTTGGAGAAATAGTAGCCACGCTGTTTGTGCCTGTCAACAGCGCCGCTACTGCAAAGCAATATTTTTAGATTTGGCGCTACTAGACGTGAAAAAGCCCGCACGGGGCGGGCTTGGCCGGGGGCTTGATGGGCTTAGCGTGACGCTGGGGCGGCCGGCTGCGTTGCTGCGGCCGGCGTCGCACCTGGCGGGCGACGTTATGCCAGCGCAGCCAGCAGCTTCTGCTGAGGCGTCAGCGGCACCACGGCGTCATCGCGGCCAATCTCGCGCACCACGTCGTTCCAGGCCACGTCGCGCAGCGGCTCAATCTCCATGGCGTCCGCCTCGCGGGCTTTCTCGACGGCCACTTGCAGCTCGGCCGCGGCCATGGTGCGCCCAGCAGTGCGCAGCTGGGCGTAGCGCTTCGCGTCCGCCTCGGCGGCGGCGGCCTTCTCGGCGGGGCGCACGGTCAGGGAGAGCGCTCCGAACGCGGCCAGGCACACAGCACCCGCGACGCTCACCCAGCCTGGAACAGCAGGGGCCAGCGCCGAAAGCGCTGCGCTGCCGCCGACGGCGGTCAGAAAGGTGGATGCGGTGTGCAGGCGCCGATACAGCCGGGCGGTGCGCAGGCTCAGCCGCTCCGCGTACCGGATGTCATTAAACAGGTCGGAAAGACTGCGCTCCATCAGACAGGCTTCGTCAGCGGCTGGGCGGTGGTGGTGGTGGTGGCGGAGGCGGTGGCCAAGGCCGCGGCGGCACATGAGACTTATGACCCCAAAAGAGCATTGTAGGTTCCAGCTCTAATGTGTTAGAGCTTCCCGGCGGATTCCTTGGCGCGCTGCCGCTTGGCAGCATCCTGACGACTCACTGCAGCCATATCGTTGAAGTCGACGGTGCATTCATCCACCCGGCCAGATCGCTCGACCGCCATGATGGTCGTGCGCGAACCAACCCAAAGCAGTTCCGCCACGTCGAACGCGGCGCCGGCCATGTTGGTGACCTTGGTTGTGGAGGTCTTGGATGGCGCCCCGTAGCGCTCGCGCAGCACTTCCACAAGCGCATTCCAATGAGCGTTGGGTGCCGTAATGCGGATAGCGGTGATGCTGGCGTCCTGCGCCGTGATGATGTGCGCCCGATAGTTGAAGCCAAAGTCAGGTAGGTGGCCCAACTCGAACACGGGACCAATTCCGCCGCCGGCTATGCAGATCTGCGTCGCTGGCGGCTTGTTAATGGAGCTTGGGCAATCCGGAATATTGAGCGCATCGAAGTTCGCACCAAGCTCGATGCCAAAGACGGTGCGCGGCTCTTGGGCCCATGGGGCTGCCATCGCGCCGTTTACAGCGCATGCGAGGGCTGCGAACGCGAGTGCCCGGCGCATGTCCACTATTCCCTGCGGATATGGCTGGGCGGAACCTGGGCGCCGATGGCCAGGATCGCGACGACGTCGCTCATGTCGTGCGTTGCGCGTCTGGTGCCGTTCGGAGCCATCACCGTGATGCTGTCGTCGCTGCGCATCAGCAGCTCGACGACCAGGTCGCGGCCGTCGCGCAGCTTGAGCAGGATGAATTCTCCAGGCGTTGGCTTCGTGTTCGGTTCGATCACAAGAGCCCAACCATGCCGAATGGCCGGGTAAGCCTCGTCGCCCTTCATCACGATGGCGTAAGCCTCTGGATCGGTAGTGGAGGCCTGAACATAGCCGCCACTCCCTTCCAGCAGTTCAACTTGGTCTTCTGACAACATCTTCCCCGTGGCAGTTACCTGTATTTTCCTCACAGGATGCAGGGGGGTTGGCTCACCTGATGAGCCACCAGAGAACAAATCGCCTAACTCAAGGGAAACACCCGGGTCATTAGGGTCTTTTTGAGCAGCCCTCGCGGCCTCGTTCGCAAGCCTGGGACTGAAGTCGGCCACTGCGCAGCCGAATGCTGCAGCGAATTTGAGGGCTGCCGCCAAATCAAGCTTCGCGCGGGCATGCAAGTACTGAGAAACCATGCTCTGGTTTCCGATCTTGTAGCGGCGACCGAGTTGCTCCTGGGTGGCGTCCGGATGCTTTTTCTTGTGGGCGACCCAGAGGCGCTTGAGCGCTGCTGCCTCGTGGTCGCGTGTGTCCATTGTTGCTAGGTCTGCCTGCATACAAGTAGCAATGCTACTCACGTGGGCAGTAGGTATGCTGTTGACATTCGCAGTAGCAACAGTACTATTGCGCCATGGAACAGAAGCCGAACCCGAACCGCGCTGTTGAGAAAGCTGTGTCATTGCTCGGCAGACAGGAGTTGTTGGCGGAAGCAGTGGGCACCAAGCAGACGTTTGTGTCGGCGTGGGCAAGGGGCGCCCGGCCGGTGCCCAACGAGTTCTGTACCGCAATCGAGTGCGTCACCAAGGGTGCGGTCACGTGCGAAGAACTGCGCCCCGGAGTCCGATGGGGCCGAATTCCTGACCCAGATTGGCCGTGGCACCCACAGGGGCGACCTGTTGTGGAAGTAAAGCATGACGTTTGCGCGGCAGATGCCATGCCCACACCCCACGAAGTGGGCAACTCGTGAAGCGCACCCGCCCCGTGCCGGCCTACAAGGCGCGCACCGCTCGCCGCGCACTGGATCTCAAGTTGGCGCGGCAGCACACAGAGATCGAGGCAATGCACGCGAAGCTGATGGCGCAAGTCCAGCAGATGCGCGAGGCGCAAGAGACGCACGACCGAGCGGTGAACGCCATTGCGGCGCACACCAAAGGAGTCAGCAATGCGTGAAAAGCTCTTGCGCCTCGCCGCCCGTGCGGTGTGGCGCGGACTGATGAGTCCGGCTGCGGCCCTGAGCTGCTGGCTCGGCCGCTTCGGGCGTGACGTGACGGAGACGGAGTTGGCCGAGGCGTTCAGCTTCCGACCCGAGCCTGAAGCCAAGCGTGAGCGGTGGACAGTCCGCATGTCTCGAACGGTCCTTCGACACGCACGAGCAGGTAGCGCGTGTCCGGTGCCCGAGCAGCTTCGAGGGCAGCGCTGATGCGCGCGAACTCGCCATCCACCAGCAGGCAAAGCGCCGTGGCATCGGGCCGCACCATCGTTGGCGCACTGCCGCACGCCTTGCGCAGTTCGGACATGAGGCGGGTTGCCATGTCGGCCAGGGCGCGCTTGTCGCGCTCTGCTGGAAACACGATGACAAGGAACGGTTCGACCGTCGAGTCCATGGGTGCCCTCCTGAGGCAACTGGCTGGTGTGAGAGCTACCAGTTTGCCTTGGGCAGGGTGCCCGCCCATCACCAACAGCAGGAGGTCTTGACGTGTCCACAGCTACGCATGCTGAACCCGCGCTTTCCGGGTCACAACCCTCCAACGTGTCACCCCATGGAGTGACCGGTCACAAGCTGTTTGGCTGCGCGCGCTGCATGTTGCGCAAAAGCGTGGAGGGCGCGCGGCGCTGGCTGCACATCGGTCGCGTGTGTGCTGAGTGCGACGGCATCCTGCGGGGCGTGCCCAGTGCTGCAGCGCCGCAGGCTGGTGCTCCGAAGCTCACGAAGTGCCCGGCAAAAGGCCTTGCAGCCGGATTCGATCCGAGAACACAAGTTGCGCCCGGCACACAAGTGTCAGGCTTCTTCACCCGCGACTGGCAGGCCAAGCGCCGTGCCGCCGCCGTCTGATCGCTTCCCCTCCACCACCTGGACTACACATGGACGCTTTTGCCGTTGGCACAACCTGGCGCCTGCCTTCGGGCCGTATCGCTCGCGTGATCGGCCATGCGTGGAAAACGCTGCACTTGGTGCTGCAGTACGAGGATGACGGGGACCAGGTGACGCTGAAGCGGGAGTTTTTGGCGGCGCGTGGGGTGGCGATTTGATTGGTGAGGACGCAGCCTGATGCCCGGCCGCGCCGCAGCACCAAGCAGTACCCACCATGTCATTTTTGCGCACGGCTAGGCTGATCCCCGAAAAGGCGGTCTCCCGGCCCGCCCTGCCGCTGCGACCCTTTCTGCCGGGTCTGTGCGGGACGGATATGGCCAAGATGAGCTATGGGGAGCAGCTGAAGCACCCGAACTGGCAACGCCTGCGGCTGGAACGATTAGAGGCTGCTGGCTGGAAATGCCAAGCGTGCGGCGACAAGGAAACGACGCTGCACGTCCACCACAAGCAGTACGCCAAGGGGCGGATGGCTTGGGACTACCCGGCCGAGAACTTCGCTGTCTTGTGTGAGCCATGTCACGCGCAGGCGCACACGATAAGCGAGGAGATGGCCGCGCTTCTGGCGCATGTTGGGCACCGCAGCATCAGCGCGGCAATTCCGATGTTGGCTGGCTGGTTCGGATATGCGGTCTCGGGGAATGTGCTGCAGCCCCTCATAGACAAGGACACCCGGCTGGCTGCGGTAGGCGAAATGGCGTTCATGTTCCGCGTCGCCGATCTTGACAAGCATGCAATCAGCCTGATGGCCGAGGCTTCAGCTGATGCGCAGTTCCTTAGCGACCTGCGGACCGCCTTGGATTCGTACAAGGAGCGTGACCAGCTCGCAAAGGCTGCTGGCGGCGACCCTCCGGGCGAAGGGCAACCAACATGACCCAAAGCAGTACGCCGGTGCCGTTGGTGCCGGCGGAGGTTGACCTTCAGGACTTCACGTTCATGCCGCTGGACGTGCAGCGGCTCCGCGACTCCGATCTGGCTGCCGCTGAAGCTCCTGAGGCCTTCCGGGCCAACGTACTGCTGTGGTGCGCGGCTTGGCACCAGGTGCCGGCCGGCTCGATCCCCGACAACGACCAGTGGCTGGCCAAGGTCTGCGGCTACCTCAGCCGCGGGCGCATCGATCCGACCTGGAAGAAGGTGCGCGATGGGGCGCTGCATGGCTGGCGCAAGTGCTCTGATGGGCGCCTCTACCACCCCGTGGTGTGCGAGAAGGCACTGGAGGCTTGGATCGAGAAGCTCGCGAACAGCCTGTCGGGCGCCGCCGGCAACGCCAAGCGCTGGGGCATCGACGTGGACACGAGCGACATCCGCCAGCAGCTCGCGACCGCGGTGGACATGCTGCGCGCGCTCGCACCCCGATCCAAGACGTTGACCAAGAAGGTGGTGCTGACGCTCCTCAGCGTGTCGGGGGGCGATCGGGGGGCGATCGGGGGGCGAATGCCGAAGGATCGCAAGGGACAGGGACAGGGACAGGGACATATAAATACCCCCCATACCCCCCAAGGGGGGTCGGGCGGGGGGTTCGAAGAGTTCTGGAACGCCTACCCCAAGCGGGTCAACGAGACGGAGGCGCGCAAGGCCTTCGAAGAGCTCAACCCGGATCCCGAGCTCCAGTCCCGGATGCTGGCTGCGCTGCAGGTGCAGACCCAGTCCGAGCAGTGGAAGCGCGACAACGGCCGCTACATCCCGCTGCCGGCCAACTGGATCGCCGACCGCCGATGGTTCGACCAGTTGCCCATGCCTGGGTCGCCTGAGGGCGGCGGTTACGACCCCAACGCCTGGACCAAGGACCGCAGCAGCATCGAAGCCAAAGGCGTCGAGCTCGGCCTGGGCCCGTGGAACCGCGACGCCTTCGACCACGGCCAAGGCGAAACCTTCGCCGCCTACACCGAGCGCGTGCGCCGCGCCGCGAACCAGTGAGCCCCGCATGACCAGAACCGCCATCCGCACCCAGCGCGACGTCCGCGCCCGCTGCGAAAGGCGCAGCGGCTGCCACATCTGGACCGGCGCCGTGAGCCGCCGCGGCCACCCGCACGCGACCATCGACGGCCGCACGCAGTACGTGCGTCGTTGGCTCTTCGAGCATCTGCATGGCTGGGTGCCGCGCATGGTCGGCACGACGTGCGAGAACCTGCTCTGCTGCAACCCGAAGCACCTGGTGCCGCAGGACGTTTCCGAGGTGCGCCGCCGCGCCGCCGCGAACGTGGCCCAGCCCGAGCTGCGCGCACGACGCGTGGCGCTGGGCCGCGAGCGCGCCGGCCTCGTGAAGGTCAACCAGGCCGCCGCCGACAAGATCCGCGCCAGCGACCTGCCGGCCAAGGAAGAGGCCAAGCGCTGGGGCATCACGCCCAAGCACGTCCACCAGATCCGCCAAGGCCTGCGCTGGCCGCCGCAGCATGCCGGCGCGATCGCCATGGCTGCCGCCGCGCTGCTTGGACCCGCCCCATGACCCGCCCAAACCTCGCCGAGCTGGAGCACATCGTCGTGAAGAACCTGCGCACCGTGCGCGACTGCCTGGAAGCGCCGGACGGATCGCCCGCCGAGGCCGCCATGACCGAGATCGAAAGCTTCGTTGACGCGGCCCTGCGCCTGTGCCGCGCCAGCAGCGTGACCCGGCTGCGCGAGAGCTTTCGCACCGTGGCCATCAAGGCGCACATGGACGTGAAGGAGAGAACGTGACCCGCCCCCTGCAAGTCGTTGCCGTGATCGCGGCCATCAGCCTGTTTGCGTTCGCAACCTGGGCTGGATGGGCCGTGCCTGTGCCTGAGTTGGGAGGGTTTTGATGGCGATGGAATCCTGCAACCAGGGCTGCCCCGCCGGCGTGTGCGAGCTGGCCGCCAGGGGCCAGGGCTATGCATGTTCGAAGCGCGCGATCAAGTCGGCCGCGCAGCAGGGATGGGAGCGCGAGTGCGCTGACGCCGATCAACTGCTGCGCCTACTGGGCTTCGAACCCGACCGCTGCCGCACCGAGGCCGGCTCACTGAACCTGCCGCTGCTGCGCGACGCGCTGCGCACGCGCGACGAGCAGCCCACCCCCATCGGCTGGACCTGGACCTACATGGGCATGCGCCACTTCACAGGCAGCCGCGAAGTCGCCGAGCAGATCGCCGCCACGGCCGCGGAGCTTGCGCAGCCTGTGGAGGTGTTGCCGGTGGGGGTTGTGGGCGCAGCTATCGGCAAGGGAGGTGCGTGATGCGCTGGCCCTTCTTCAACTGGAACTGGATCGCCGAAGCCATCGAGCGCCTGGCCGTGTCGCTGGCGTGCTGGGCCCTGGGCTGGCATCGCAACACGCTGCAGCGGGTGGAGGCGGATTGGGCGTGGCGGAGGGCGGCGGCATGAGGTGCAGCATCGGAGACCTGTGCATTGTGGTCGCCGACCGGACGAATCCGGCCAACGCTGGCGCTTTGGTTCGCGTGCTGGCTGCCGCAGACAACGATTACTTCGATGTCGATCAGGACTGGGAAGTTGAGGCGCTGACCACATTGCGCTACCCGACGGCCCCAGAGCCATACCTTCAAACCGTTCTGCCGGGCGAGATCGCTGGATTCCTAGATCGAGAGCTGAGGCCGCTGCGCGACAACGACGGCGAGGATGAAGTGCTTCGCATCGCGGGAAAGCCTTGCGTGTGGCTGGAGCTGGAGGGTCTGCTGTGAAGCTCAACTGCAAACCGGGTGATTTGGCGGTTCTCGTGCGCTCGAAGTTTGGGGAGAACATCGGCAAGTTGTGCACGGTGCAGCAGCCGTACTGTGATGGGGAGTGGTTTGTAGAATTTTTCTTGCCGATCGCTTGGGCGTCAGATGTGCTCGGCGGCCCAGGGGCTGTCGGCCGTCATGGCGTATGCCCGGATGCATGGCTGCGCCCGATACGCGGCCATGAAGGTGAGGACGAGGCTCTCCGCCTCGCCGGCAAACCCAAGTCCGCCGAAGACCTCGCCGTGCGCATCAGCACGCTGCGCGAGGAGTTCGACGAGGCTTGCAGGAAGGCGGTGGTGTCGTGAAGCTCAATTGCAAACCCGGCGACAAGGCTAGGCTCATCCAGTGCAACCCTGGCTGCGAGGCGCTGTTGGGTAGCATCGTGCGCGTCAAGGAGACATGGGAATACAAGGGCAACGCCTGCTGGTGGATCAAGACGCCTATCCACTTCCGGCTGCCTCACCATGTGCTGCAGGACGGCGTTGTTCATGAAGCTGGGAGAGTGGTCTGGATGGCCGCATTTCCCGATGCGTGGCTGCAGCCACTGCCTGCTGATGACGACTCCAGGGAAACCACGCTCGTGTGGCCAAAGGAGTGTCGGGCATGAAGGTCCGTCAACTCAAGAAGCGCAAGGCCGCCGCCATGCTCGCTGGCGTGCGCATCAACTTCGAGCTGCACGGGGTTGCGGCCGCGCTGTTTGCGCGCCTGACGCAGCCGCAGCGCGAAAGCCTCGTGGACCGGGCGCTGCGGCGGTATGTGAGGCAGGCATGAGCATCCTCGCCCTGGACCCTGGCCCGACCGAGACCGGCTGGTGCGTGCTGCGAGACGGTCGCGTCGCCGAGAGCGGTGTCGTGGACAACGTGCTGCTGATCGGTGTGATGCAGCGCGGCCTCTACCGCGATCACCAGCTCGCCATCGAGATGATCGCCAGCTATGGCATGGCTGTCGGCGCGGAGGTGTTCGAGACCTGTGTGTGGATCGGCCGCTTCGTGCAGGCATGGCACGCACCGCAGGACGTGCGCCGCATCACGCGCAAGGCGGTGAAGCTGCACCTGTGCGGCACCACGAAGGCCAAGGACCCGAACGTGCGCCAGGCGCTCATCGACAAGTTCGGACCCGGCAAGGAGCTGGCCGTCGGCGTGAAGGCGCGACCCGGCCCGCTGTACGGCATCAAGTCGCACGCGTGGGCCGCGCTGGCGGTTGCCGTGACTGCGCATGAGGTGAAGGCATGAAACACGCCCGCCGCCCCACCAGCCGCGCCGCGAACACCGCCCAAGGCATGCAGCGCGTCCCGAGGTTGCCGCCGTGGAAAGTGGACGAACTGCTGGGCGCCAAGCCCGCACCTACGCCACACGAAGAGGAAATGGCCCGCCGCCGCGCCGAGTTCGCGGCCGAGAACAAGCGCCTGGCCGAAGCCGCACGCCAGCGCATGGAGCAGCAGCGGCAGGACACAGCGGCGTTGACGCGCCAAGGAGCCGACCAGTGAGGACGTACAAGGACTACGACGGCGAAGAACACGCCGTGTGGGAGCTTTCGGATTTAGTTGGCATGACGATGACCAGCATGGAGCAGGGCAAGAACGACGACGGCAACGATGCCCTAGTCTTCGTGAACAGCGACGGGCGCAAGTTCGCGCTTGGTCATAGCCAAAGCTGCTGCGAGAGCGTTGACATCGAGAGCATTGTTGGCGATCTCGCGGACCTCGTTGGCGAGCCGATCCTGTTGGCCGAGGAGGTGACGCACGAAGGCACGAACCCTGAAGGCGTGCCGGTGCCGGAGCGCCAGGAGTACCAGGACAGCTTCACCTGGACCTTCTACAAGTTCGCTACGCGCAAGGGCTATGTGGACGTGCGCTTCTACGGCGCAAGCAATGGCTACTACAGCGAGTCGGTGAACCTCGAAGAGATGACGCAATGAGCTGGTTCAACCGCCTCCTCGTTTCCCTGAAACTTCGCAGGCCGCAGCCGCGGCGCCAAGCCGCGATCGAGCCGCCCAATGGCTGGCCAAGGCCCGCGCCGCGCGACGACGACACGCTCCCCTTCGTCCACCGTCACGCCGTGACGATCCCGCTGTCGCAGATCCCGACGCGGCCGAGGCGCACGGTGCAGCTGCATGCGGTGCCGGGCGGCCGGGACAACCCAATGGGCGATCCGTGGGTGCCGCCTGGGGTCTATGGGGCGGCTGCGGCGCAGGTGGAGGGCAGCGAGGCGCCCGCGCCGATGTTCCGGGCTGGCGGAGGCGGCGAGTTCTCCGGCGGTGGTGCCGATGCCTCGTGGAAGACCGATGGCGACAGCGGCTGCAGCTCCAGCGACAGCAGCAGCGACTCGGGGAGCGACAGCGGATCGTCTGGTGGTTGCGGAGGGAGTGACTGATGCGCCTCGCCCAAATGTTGAAGCTCTATGCCACCGCGATCAACGGCATGTCCCTCGCCCGCATCGCCTCCGAGATCGACGCGCCCGCGCAGCAGCTGCAGGCCTGGATCAACGGCGACGAGACGGCGCTATGCGCGCGGCAGTTCGCGCGGCTGCAGTGCTGGTGCTTCTCGCGGGTGGCGAAGCGGGAGGTTCTGCGCGATGCCGCGCCAGCGGACAGTGAAGGCGGTGAAGCATGAGCCTCGACGCCAAAACCTCCCGCCTGACCAAGTTCGGCACCGTGACCATCCACCCGAAAGCCGAGGGCGGCGTGCAGATCGTCGCCGAGGGCTTCGAGGGCACGAACTGCAGCTGCCGCGACGTTGCTGTGTTCGCTTGCATGTGGGCCATCGGTGAGCTGCAGCGCGAGGTCATGCGGACCATCGAGGCGCCCGGTGGCGACTCCATCGTGGTGGACTGATGGACGCGACAACGAGCCTTGCGGGTGCCGTGACCATCCTCGTCGAAGGCAAGCCACTCCCCGACTGCCGCCTGTGTCGCCACTACAGCTTCAAGGGCTGCGGTAGCGTGACGGTGTGCAGCTTGGGTTCCAACTTCGTGCCGGCCACGCCGGTGCGGTTCTATCCACTTCGGCCGTTGGCTGGGAGTCAGAAGACGTGAGCAAGGTCACGCTCGACATGGGGCGCATCAGCGTGCTGGCTGCCTTGGTGTTCTTCGTTGGGGCCATCTGGTTCGCAATCAAGGAAAGCCGCGAGTGGGATGTCTATGCCGCCGAGCACCATTGCCGCGAGGTGTCGCGCGTGTGGCGCGGTGTGCTGCCGCAGCTCATGCCGAGCCCGGCTGGGAACGGGCAGATGACTCTGCAGATGGTGGACCAAGGCGATGAGGTCACCTACCACTGTGACAACGGAGTAATCAAGCGATGAGCAAGACCGTGAAGCGCGTGCTGTGGCAGCGCACGTTGGAGACCGCTGGGCCGTTGCGCAAGGCGTTGCCGAAGGCGCCCACGCGTCGCAGCATCTCGGAGCTGCTGAGCGTCAACGTGCGATTCGACGCGAGCGCAGCGGAGGCTCAGCTGGCCCAGTGGCGTCGCGCCATGGATCATGTGGGGGAGCGAGGGTATCGGCAGGCCAAGCGGACGATGCTCTTCGGCATGGACTTCGCGCAGGGTGGTGTGCTGGACCAGACGGTGGTGCGCCTGGTGGGCGAGGCCGGGCCCGAGTTGCGGCTGACGATCCCGGCTGGCGCGCTGAAGGTGGGCAAGCCGGTGGGCTTTAGCCAGTACGCCGACCTATTCCTGTTGGCGCTGCCGCAGATGGTGCGCGAGATCAATGAGGCCTCTGGAGGGCGTGATGCCGACGATCAAGATTGAGGAAGTGATCCGCCGCGAGGTGGAGGTCGAAGTGCAGTTCCCGGTCTACAGCCAGTACGACCACCTGCTGGACGAAGTCGACGTTGTTGAGTTTCGACGCTGGGATGCGGATGGCACGCTCTGGACGATCATGCGCAGGCGCGGTTTTGGCTGGCATGGCACCTCGGACGGATTCGAGATCAGCAAAGCGAAGCTTGTATTGAACGGGGTGCATCGCGGGGACAGCAGGCGGCTCCTAGGCCTGGGCGATCACGCATGCACGGCGGCCGAGTTCAACGCGGTGCTGCGCGAGGCATGGGAGTTCCTGGCTGGCATCGACGGGCTGAAGGTGAAGTGATGGCGATGTACCGCGTTGATGAGCTGGACGGTGCACTGCTGGATGCGGCTGTCGCCAAGGCCGAAGGGCTGCGGTACGCCGTGGAGTTCTTTGCGATCAAGAACCCGGACCCGGAGCGGCACATGACCTGTTGGCTTCTTGGCCAGGAAGGTAAGCCGGACTTCAAGCGCCCGTATTCGCCTTCGCAGGACGAGCGCGGCGACAAGATCATCGACCGCGAGCACATCGCCGCGATATTCCTTGAAGAGCAGTGGCGCGCGTGGATGCCAGAGGCCGGGAACTTTGACGGGTACGACCCTGGGTGCTGGCTGTTTGAGCAGTGCGCCACCCAGGCGCACGGAAGCGGCCCGACGCGGCGTGTGGCCGCGATGCGGGCATTCGTGTGCAAGAAGCTCGGCAAGGAGATCGACCTGTGAACCAAGCCCTTGCCGTCCAGCAGCTGCGCGAGCGACGCGTCGAACTTGAGACGCAGCTTGTCGCCGCCATCGCGCCGCTGCTCACGAAATTCCGCGCCGACACCGGCTTGACGCCGTCGTGCGTGGACGTGCGCATGCATCAGCTTTGGCCGCTTGGTGACGCACATCCGTACCATGTGCTCGAATCGGTGCGGGTCACGTTGGACCTTTGACTACGCAACTCAGGAGCAGAGACCGTGCAAGGCGTTTTCCAGTCAGTGGGGCAAGCCCTGCATGTGAGTTTTCTGCTCGAAGTGCTGCCTGTCACCCAACAGACCAGCACACAGATCCTCATCGATGGGTTGCGCAAGCGCTGCGGTGTATGGGATGACCAGCGTGCGCCGAGCACGATCAACTTCAGTGGCTTGAGTCCGCTGGAGGTGCGCGGGCAGTGCGCGCTGGTGCGGGCGACGGTGCAGGACCATTTGCCGAGCCCGGAGCGCGATGCCATCTACGCCCGCTTCGGGCATCAGACGGTGAAGGCTCATGGCGTGCGCGGCCTGGCCGAGTACATCGGGCCGCTGGCTGGCGTGCAGCACCAGATGGCGCTGCTGGCTGTGACCTGGAGCATGTACCAGCCGGCCAAGCGCGTGCAGGACCGCTGGAGCTTCCGCGCCATCGAAGAGGAGACGGGCGTCAGCAAGAGTCAGCTGCACCGGGCTGCGCAGGTGATCCGTCAGCAGGCTCAGGCGTTGGAGCGGCGGGCGGACGAGCGGCTGACGGTGCTCTTTGAGGAGACGGAGCTGGTGGTGCGGGAGGAAAGGGATGTGCAGTCGGCGTGAATGTGCCGCAGGGGTGGCACGCGGATGGGCGGTGTCCGCCGGAGTGCCTCTATTTGTAGGTCATGGCATGTATATTTATACAGGTCATCGCTTCCATGTGCAGTAGCCAAGCAACGAATCTGCAATTTTTCTCTTGATTTTGCAGAAGCCCAAAGCCATACTGGCAACCCAACATGGAGGTGGGAATGCCTTTGCCGGATCAATCGAGAGTCTCTTCAACACTGAAGTCGCGCGAGGGTGTGCTCGCCGACGTCGTATTGAAGGCTTGGGAGCGATGGACCAAGAATCCAGAGGGGCCACAGCTCTATCGTCGGAATCGGTCAGGCTTGGTGCATAACTACATGATGTTGGATGCAACAGTGAGGCTTGGTGAGGAGCCTGGCATCCAAGTATTGGAAGCGCACGAAACCGCTTACTTCTTCGTCGATGATCATCTGGTCGTCAGATTCAAGAAGGGCGATGACAGGGGCCTGAGTAGCAACATCCCAACGCAAGCGGCACTTGCATTTAATGATCCCAATGAAAGCCTGAAGCTTTTTGATCTGCCCGATGTGACGCGCGTTGATGTCGTTTACCGACTCAACGACCTTGAAACCAAGATCAAGGACATCCTGGTCGTCGCTCGACACGACGAAAAGATCCTTTGGTCCTATCCGATTTATGAGGCTGGCGCAAGCTCCGCAGCGCCTACCGTTCAATTGCCCGTTGCGCCTATCGAACCGCCTGCTGCAGACAGTGGCCTGCGGGTGCCGGGGCGTGGCCTGGGCGAAGAGCAACGCAAAGATGGAACCGGCTAAGACTGCCCGCCCACTGGAGTTCAATGGCGAAATGTTTCGCCTGGGACGCCAGTTCCGCGGCATCACGCAGCGTGAACTGGCCGCTGCTGTAAGTGCGGAGCCCTCATCGATCTCACGGATCGAGAATGGGCTCAACTCCCCAACATCCGACTTAGTGGAGGCGGTGGCTCGTCGGCTTGAGTTGCCTGTTACGTTCTTTTGTCAGCCCGAGCGCCCGTATGGTTTGCCGATGAGCGTGCACCCAATGTGGCGTTCTAAGGCTGCCGTGTCCCAGCATAGCGTTGACCAGGCGCTCGCGGAGCTGAATCTGCGCATCATGCATGTGCGTCGGCTACTGCGGTCGCTTGAGTTTGAGCCGGTGCTACCTCTACCCGAGTTTGATGTTGCAACTCACGACGGCAACGTTGAGGAGATTGCCGCCAAGGTCCGCCGCGCATGGATGATGCCGGCGGGGCCTGTGCACGACTTGGTTCAGTGGATCGAGCGTGCAGGTTGCTTTGTCATGCTTGTCGATCTCCCGGATGCAGCTATGGCTGGTGTCACGCTACGCGTGCCAGACATGCGTCCATGTATCTTCGTCAATCGGTCCATGCCTGCGGATCGACAACGATTTACGCTGGCACATGAACTGGGGCATTTGGTCATGCACCGGTACCCATCGGAAGATATGGAGAACGAAGCCAATGCTTTTGCTGCCGCTTTTCTGATGCCTGCGCATGATATTGCTCCTTACTTCGCCGGCAAGAAAATTGACCTGCGATTGCTTGCAGCTCTGAAGCCGGAGTGGCGGGTTGCCATGCAGTCGCTGCTCTACCGAGCGGGCACGTTGGGGTACATCAACGAAAACCAGAAGCGTTATCTATGGCAGCAATTCAGCGTAAAGAAGATGCGGATGCGAGAACCTCCGGAGCTTGATTTCCCTGCCGAACATCCGAGTCTTGTACCGAAGTTGTTTACTTTGCATATGCAGCACCTCGGATATTCGCTCTCCGATATGGCTGGAGTCGCCGCGCTGTATGAGGACGAATTGGTTCGTCTGTACGGTTTGGAGTCGCCATCTTCAGTGAGGCGACCTCAGTTGCGTGTGGTTTGAAGTACACCAAGTAAAGGTCTGCAGGAGGAATGGTGAGTGATGACGCAACTCCGGATTGGAAGGTTCGACTTCTTGAATACGCCGAAACTCTTGCTGCAGTGAAGGGTGAGGCGTACGTAGACCGCATGCAACTCTGGGCGCGCATCTGCTTGATGGCGGCGACCCATGTTCCAGATAACGAGCAAGCCGAGGTGCTCCAAACGCTTGTTGAACTGGGGCTGACGCTTGGCTTGGAAGGCAAGGACGTTAAAGCCATGCTTGAACTCGTCGTGCGCGCCAAGAGCGACCTTAGACGGGGACGGGCAAGCCGATAACGCTGCAAAGCATAGGTCGGGTGCAAACCTTACAAAACGCTTGACGCCCTGGGACAGAGACGGTAGAAACGCGCCATCTTTGGGGAACTTCCCTCAGGGAATACACGAGGCCCGCCACGAGCGGGCTTTTTCGTTTCCGGTGCGGACGTAGCTCAGTTGGCAGAGCAGCCCCAGGGTCAGCCAAGGCCAGCGGGGAAGGTCGCCGGTTCGAGTCCGGCCGTCCGCGCCCTTTGATCCATGGCCACAGAGCGAATCCGGGGCCGCAGGCTCACGCGCTTTCGTGAGCAGTACCTGCGGCTGCACCCGCTGTGCGCCGCGTGCGAGCGCAAGGGCCGGCTCAGCGTGGCCACGCAGCTGGACCACAAAGTGGCCCTGACCAATGGTGGCAAGGACTTCGACGAGGACCCGGACAACGCCCAGGGTCTGTGTGACGACTGCCACAAGGCGAAGACCAGGCGGGACCTGGGGCAGAGGCCGCGGCGGACGATCGGGCTGGATGGCTGGCCGGTCGAGGGGTAGGGGCGGGTCCGATCCTCATGACCTGCCAGGCGGGAACCAGCCGGTACCCTCCGTGTGCACGCCCGCGAAATGGGGCGATTTTTTCGGGACGTGAGAAATGGCCGGCAGGCGACCGAAGCCGACGCACCTGAAGGTGGTGTCGGGCAATCCCGGCAAGCGCGCGATCAATAAGCGCGAACCGCAGCCGCGGCGTGAGCTTCCAAGCTGCCCGGCGCATCTGTCCGACGAAGCCAAGGTCGCCTGGGGCCGCATGTCCGTCCTGCTGGACCGCATGGGTGTGCTCACCGAAGCCGACGCCTACGCTCTGGAGCGCGGCTGCGCGGTGTACGCCGAGATCCTGGCCTACCAGAGGCTGGTGGATGAGGGCGGCGCGACCTACACGACGACCAGCATGTCCGGCGACAAGGTCCTCAAGGCCAACCCGGCTGTGGCCATGCTCGCCGACGCCGACCGCCGCTTCAAGGCGTGGCTGGTCGAGTTCGGCCTGACGCCCGCTGCGAGATCGAAGGTTCATGTCCAAAACCCCGACGACGGCGAGCAAGAAGACCCGATGCAGGAGTTCTTCGGCTGACGCGGGCGACCCGGTCACCGCCTACGCCCGATCAGTCGCCGAGGGGCGGCGCATTGCCGGCCCGCACGTGCACGCGGCCTGCGCTCGGCACCTGCGTGACCTCGAGCACGGCCCCGCGCGCGGGCTGGTCTGGGATGTCGAAGCCGCAGCCAAGGCGCTGCGGTTCTACGCCAAGGTTCTCAAGCTCAACGGCGGCGACTTCGAAGGCAAGTCCTTCGAGCTCCTGGCTTGGCAGCAGTTCGTGGTCGGCAGCCTCTTCGGCTGGAGGGGCGCCGACGGCTACCGGCGCTTCCGCGTGGCCTACGTCGAGACGGCAAAGGGCTCCGGCAAGTCGCCGTTGTCGGCCGGCATCGGCCTGTACGGCTTGACGGCAGACGGCGAGGCGCGCGCCGAGATCTACGCTGCGGCGACGAAGAAGGATCAGGCCATGATCCTCTTCCGCGACGCGGTGGCCATGGTGGACCAGTCGCCGGAGCTCACCAAACGGCTGACCAAGAGCGGCACCGGCGAGCGCGTGTGGAACCTGGCCTACCTGCAGGCCGGCAGCTTCTTCCGCCCGATCAGCTCGGATGATGGGCAGTCCGGCCCGCGGCCGCACATTGCGCTCATCGACGAGCTGCACGAGCACAAGACCAACACGGTCGTGGAGATGATGCGCGCCGGCACCAAGAGCCGGCGGCAGGCACTGATCTTCATGATCACCAACAGCGGCTCCAACAAGCAGGGGCCATGCTGGGCGTATCACGAGTACGGCGCCAAGGTGGCGGCTGGCACGCTGGAAGACGACGCGTTCTTCGCCTTCATCTGCGCCCTGGACGAGGGCGAGGACCCGTTCGAGGACGAGTCCTGCTGGGTCAAGGCGAACCCGTCGCTGCAGGATGCCGACCTGCCGGGCATGAAGTACTTGCGCGAGCAGGTGACCGAGGCGCGCGGCATGCCGTCGAAAGAGGCCATCGTTCGCCGGCTGAACTTCTGCCAGTGGACGGACGCCGCGTCACCCTGGTTGTCGGCCGACGTCTGGAAGGGCGCCAAGCGGGACTTTGACTGGCGCGAGCTGCGCGGCCGGCGCGCCTGGGGCGGACTGGACCTGTCGTCCACCACCGACCTTACTGGCCTCGTACTGCTGGTGGAGCCCGCGGAAGCCGGAGAGCCCTGGCACCTGGTGCCGTTCGCCTGGCTGCCGGACGAAGGCCTGCAGCAGAAGTCGGACAAGGACCGGGTGCCCTACGTGCAGTGGAAGGCCTCCGGCCACCTGGACACGACGCCCGGCCGCGCGGTGAGCAAGCGCATCGTCATGCAGCGCCTGTCTGCGCTGGCTGAGGTCTTCGACATCCAGGAGATCGCCTACGACCGCTGGCGCATCGAGGACTTGCTGGCCATGGCCGACGACGAGGGCATCGTGCTGCCGCGCATGGCGCCATGGGGCCAGGGCTACAAGAGCATGAGCCCGGCCATCGAGGAATTCGAGCGGATGCTGCTCAACAACGAACTCGCGCATAGCGGGCATCCGGTTTTCAACATGTGCGCGGGCAACGCGGTGACGGTGATGGATGACGCCGAGAACCGCAAGCTCAGCAAGGAAAAGGCCACGGGCCGCATCGACCTCATCCAGGCCGCCGTCATGGCCGTGGGTGTGATGTCGAAGCCGCCGGCGGAAGACGAGTTCCCCGGCTCCGTCTACGAAGACATCGCCCGCGCGCGACAAGGACATCCCGCATGAGCTGGTACAGCAGGGTCAAGGCCTTCGGCGCCGGGCTGGTCGGCGGCATGCGCAAGGCCGGCCTGGAGATCATCCGCATCGCCGCGCCGTGGCAGACGCAGGCCGGCGTGTACGTCAACGCCGACACCGCACTCAAGAACGCCACGGTCTGGGCGTGCGTCACGTACCTGTCCCGCACGACGGCCCAACTGCCGTGGCGGGTGATGCAGGACCTGTCTGCCGGCCCGAAGCGGGCGCCGATGCACCCGGTGAACTGGGTGCTCAACTGGCGGCCAAACCCGGAGATGTCGCCGTTCACGTTCAAGGAAACCATGGTCGGCTGGGCGTGTCGCCGCGGCAACGCCGTGGCCGAGATCCAGCGCGACGCCCGGGGCGTGCCGGTGGCGCTGTGGCCCATCCATCCGACCCGCGTCGAATTCGACCGCGACCAGGACACCGGCGAGCTGCTCTACCAGGTGCAGGACGACGGCGGCACTTGGCGCACCCTGCGCGGCATGGATGTGTTCCATCTGCGCGGCTTCGGCGAGGGCGCTGTGGGCCTGGACGTGGTGTCCTACGCCGCGGAGTCCATCGGCTGGGCGCAGGCCACCGAGATCTTCGGCGCCGGCTTCTTCAGCAATGGCCTGAACCCGTCGGGCTTCCTGATGGTGCCGGGCCGGCTCAGCGTGGACGCGAAGAAGGCGATCGACGACGAAATCGACGCGCGCCATGGCGGCGTGAAGCAAGGCCACCGGGTGATGGTGTTGGACGGCCAGATGAAGTTCGAGAAGGCCAGCGTCGAGCCGGACCATGCCCAGTTTATCGAGACTCGACAGCACCAGGTGGAGGAAATCTGCCGCTGGTTCGGCGTGCCGCCGCACAAGGTCATGCACCTGCTGCGCAGCACGAACAACAACATCGAGCACCAGTCCATCGAGGTCGTGGTGGACGCGATCACGCCGTGGGCCATGCGCATTGAGCAGGAGGGCGACTACAAGCTCTTCGGCCAGAACCGCATGGGCTACTACACGAAGATGGACCTCAAGGGCCTGCTGCGCGGCGACTTCAAGTCGCGCCAGGAGGGCCTGCAGATTCAGCGTCGCAACGGCGTCATCAACGGCAACGAGTGGCGCCGCCTGGAGGACATGGACGAGATCGGCCCGGACGGCGACAAGTACATCGTCGAAGGGAACATGACGACGCTGGAAGCCGTTGGGCAGCCGCCGGTTGCCCCGCAGGTAGATGCGGGAGCCCAGCAGGACGAATCGCCCGTTCAGCGGGCCCGCAAGCAGGCCGCCAGGGCGCTGCTGCACTGAGGATCCATGAGCAACACCAAATCCAAGGCCGAGCGCTGCGCGATCTTCGAGGCTACACATGAGGCCATTGCGCAGCTGCTGCAGCTGCCTGACGGCGCCTACATCGACATGGTCCAGTCCCATGTGGATCAGCCCGGCGTGCTGCGCTTCAGGATTCGCGGCGCCGGTCACCCGGTCGAACTCGGGCAGCTGATCCCCACCGTTCGGCCCACCGTCACGCGGCTCACCTCCGACGACGGCACGCTGGAGTGCCCAGCCATCAACTGGGACTTCCCGCCGGCGGATTGACTGCCGCCACGAACACACCAGGCCCGCCTCGCGCGGGCCTTTGCATTTCAGGACCACCACATGGACCTCTTCAAGGACTGCGAGATCCAGCGCATGCACCTGCGCGGCAGCCCGGTCGTGCTGATCGTGGGCGACCGCGCCGTGAGCGCGGACGAAGGCGCGGAGCTGCTGGCGCAGTACGCCGCCAGCTTCGGCCGCAGCACCGCGGTGCCCGCCTATGTCAGCTCCGACGGCTGGCAGCTGCTCAAGGGCGCCGAACGCAGGGCCGCGGTGGCTGCAACGACTGCCGTCGCCGGCGAGACAAAACCGGCCGAATCCGCATCAAACACCCCGGAAACTGCAACGCAGGTGTCAGAAAGCGCATCGCAGCCCGCCGCTCCCGCATCGCAGCCGCGGCCTGTCATCCATGCCCAGCACAAGAAAGGTGGCCGCTGATGGGCGCCGGCTACAGCATCAAGGCCAAGGGCAACCGCTCCGGCGAGATCCTGATCTATGAGGACGTCGGCGCCGGCTGGTTTGGTGGTGTGACGGCCAAGCAGTTCAAGGTCGACCTGCACGCGCTTGGCACACTCGACACCCTGGACGTGCGCATCGCCAGTTATGGCGGAGATGTGCTCGAAGGCTTGGCCATCTATCGCACGCTGGCCGAGCACAAGGCGCGGGTGATCACGTATGCCGACAGCGCCGTAGCCTCGATCGCATCCGCGATCTTCATGGCTGGTAGCGAGCGGGTGATTGCCGAGGCCGGCTCCGTGATGATCCACGACGCCTGGACGATTACTGCCGGCAACGCCGCCGACATGCGCAAGATGGCCGATCAGCTGGAGTCCACCAGCGGCCAGCTCGCCGAGATCTACGCCGCGCGCACCGGCAACAGCCTGGACCAGGTCAAGGCCTGGATGGCCGAGACGAAGTGGTTCTACGGCCAGGAGGCGGTGGATGCCAAATTCGCCGACTCCGTCGCCGCCAACGTGCGCATGGCCGCCTACGACACCTCGATGTGGGCGAGCCTCATGCAAGGCCGCATCGCCACGCGTGTGCACCTGGACCGCCATGCGCAGCCGCAGGGCGCCGGCGCGCCGGCGCCACAGCCCAACCCAGCCAATGCCGACGTGCGAGCCCAGCTCGCCAAGCTGAACGAGCGCATGCGCGCCCGCCACGTCACCCCGCCGCCCAACAACCAGTCTCGCGGAGCCGGGGCGTAAGTCCTGCCGCGTACCGAGCCGCGAGGCTCTGCAACAGCCGCCCACCCGGGCGGCTTTTTCTTTTGGAGCATTGATATGCGCATCAACCCCCGCGAAATCTGGGCGGTGCGGCAGGCAGCCCTCGCCGCTCTCGTCGCCATGGTCGGCATCCGCGCCGAAGGCGAAGACGCAACGATCGTGGCTTACCGCCGCCGCCAGGAAGAGCTCGTCGAGGCCTCGAACAACATCCTGGCCGCCGCCGACACCGAATCGCGCGAGCTTACCGTCGACGAGCGCCGCACCATCTCCGACAACTCCACCGAGGTGGAGCGTCTGGAGGAGGAAATCGGCCTGCGCAACCGCGTCGCGGCCCAGGACGACCGCATGCGTCAGCCGCAGCAGCGCCGCACGCCGGCCAACGCCGGCGAGCCGCTGAATGCCGGCGGCAACGACGACGAGCAGCACGAGCCGCAGCAGCGCCCGCAGGCCCGCGGAACGCACATCCAGACCACGCACATCCAGACGCCGGCCACCCGCGCCGCGGGGCGTGGCAACGGCGGCTTCAACACGCTCGGCCACTTCGCCCAGGCCGTGCGCAACGGCTGCATCAGCCCGGGCAACATGGACGGGCGCCTGCGCGCCTCGCTGACCACCTACGGCAGCGAGGGGGTGGGTGCCGACGGCGGCTTCGCCGTGCCGCCCGACTTCCGCACGGAAATCATGCGCCAGGTGATGGCCGAGGAGTCGCTGTTCTCGCGCTGCGACGCCACGCCGTCCAACAGCAACAGCGTCACGGTGCCGACCGACGAGACCACCCCGTGGTCCACGAGCGGCGTGCGCGTCTACACCCGCGCCGAAGCCGGCGCGATGACGCAGAGCAAGCCGAGCCTGAAGGATATGACCGTGCGCCTGCACGAGCTCTACGCCTTCGTGCCGATGACGGACGAGCTGCTCGAAGACGTGCCGATGATGTCGTCGTACCTGACGACCAAGGCCGGCGAGGCGATCCAGTTCAAGCTGAACGACTACATCGTCAACGGCACCGGCGTCGGCCAGATGCTCGGCATCCTGAACTCCGGCTGCCTGGTGTCGGTCGCCAAGGAGACCTCCCAGGTCGCCGCCACCGTGCACGCCGACAACATCGCCAAGATGTGGGGTCGCATGCCCGCTGCGGTTCGCAGCCGCTCGGTGTGGCTGGTGAATCAGGACGTCGAGAGCACGCAGCTCATGAAGCTCGGCTTCACGGTGCAGACCGCCAGCGGCACGGCCACCGGCGGCATGCCCCTCTTCGTGCCGCCCAACGGCCTGGCCGGTCAGCCTCTGGCCACGCTGCTCGGCCGCCCGGTGATTGCCTCCGAGGCCTGCTCCGCGCTGGGCACCAAGGGCGACATCATCCTGGCCTACCTCGGTGGCTACTTCGCGCCCTTCAAGAGCGGCGGCGTGAAGGCCGACGTGTCGATGCACCTGTTCTTCGATCAGGGCGTCACCGCCTTCCGCTGGACCCTGCGCACCGGCGGTCAGCCATGGCTGTCTGCGCCGATCGCGCGCAAGGCCGGCAGCAACACGCTGTCCCACTTCGTCACCCTCGACGACCGCGCGTAATCGGGTCCGCCTCAAGGAGTTGAATCATGAGCGTTTCCATCAAGGAATCCGTCGGCGAGGCCCTGCCGGTGCTTGGCTCGAAAGTCGGCACGGCCACCAGCACGCCGCTCATCAGCGGCGCGATCTCGATGATCGATGCCGGTCAGGTGCTGTGCTGCTTCCACCTGGGCGACATGGCGGCCGAGACCATCGACTGCAAGGTGCAGACCTGCGACAGCGACGGCACCAGCAACGCCGCCGACCTCAAGGCGGCCACGCAGCTGGCTGCGCACGCGACGAACAACGACAACAAGGTCATCGTCATCGCCGTGCGTCAGGACGAGCTGATCGCGTCTGGCAAGAAGCACATCCGCATGCACTGCGTGACCGGCAGCACCGTCGGCGGCACTGTGTGCCTGGCCGCAGTGGGGGCGAACACGAAGTACGGGCCTGGCTCGGACTACGACGCCTCGGCGGTGGTGCAGGTCAAGCTCTGATCCGCTGTAGCCAATCACACCAGGCCGCCTTCGGGCGGCCTTTTCATTTCCGGAGGCCGTCATGGCTGCAACCGTTCGCATCGTGCAAAAGAATGGCGCCGGCGCAACCGCGACCGATGCCGCCGGCGGCGTCCGCTTCAAAAACGCCGACAACGCCACCGTCGACCTGAACAACCCCCTGGTCAAGCCGACCAGCGGCAGCGACTTCAGCTTCGAGAAGTGGCTTCGCCTGGAGGTGACCGGCGGCACCTACAGCCAGATCACGAACATCAAGGCCTACAGCGACGGCACGAACAGCCTGGGCACTGGCGTGCTGCTGTGGGCCAAGGCTGTGACCACCTACGCCACGCCGGCCGAGGCCACCGCCACCACCGGCTACAACAACTTCTTTGGCTACACGTCTGGCTCGGCACTTAGCCTGGGTGCCGGCCCCTACACCAGCACCGGCGAGAAGGGTGACCACCTGGTGATGATGTGTGAAGTGCAGTCCACCGCTTCGGGCGGCCTGGCGCAAGGGGACTCCGTCTATTTCTCGTGGGATGAAGTTTGACGGTCAACCAACGCCTGTCAGCCGATCAACACGCCGCCCATGAGGCGGCTTTCTCTTTCCCGCCCTCATGACCGACCCCGCCCCCTTCGAAATCGCGACCGACACCCAAAGCGGCATGCGCGCGGCCACCAACGGCTCCGTGCGTGTCGCTCTGCATGACGAAGAGGGCGTGATCTTCCGCCGCCGCGGCGTGATGGCTATCGGCCCTCGGGCCGGTTCGCACGTCGAGTGGGTTGTGGTCGAGCTGGCTGGCGTGCGCGTGTACGTCGACAGCGCGAGCGGCTCGGTCGTTGTGTCGCGCCAAGACATCCGCCCCTGATTCGCCCGGAGAACCTGCCATGCCTCTCTTTTCCGTTTCGCGTGCCCGCACCACGCTCAGCACGACTGCTGATCTGCTAACCATCGTTGCCAGTGCCACCAAGCCGCTGCGCATCACCGTGATCGACATCAAGGGCATGGACACGGCCAGCGCCGTCAACGAGATCCTCGCGCAGCGCAGCTCCGGCGGCACGACCCCGGGCGGCGCCATCACGCCCAGCAAGCTCAACCCGTCCAGCGCGGCGGCCAGCTTCAGCGTCTACACGACGTGGAGCGCGCAACCGACGCTCGACGGCGCGATCATGTGGCGCTTCGGCCCGAACGCCAACGGCGGCATTGACAAGTACGTCGCGCCCCCGGGCTGGGAAATCCCGGTGCCGGTCGGTGGCCAGCTCAGCATCCGCAGTGCCAGCGGCACCGGCAACGTGACGATCAACCTGGCGATCGAAGAGATCGACGGCTGAGCCATGGCATACGGTAGGCCCTACGCAGTGCGCGCCGGAATGGGACGCCCGCAGCGCCGACGCCCGTCGGAGTCGTATGCGCAGCCGGCATCTGCCATTGCATCGGGCCCGCTGTCCCTGGCCCTGCAGTACCAGCGCCTGCTGTCTGCTGGCCTGTCCACACAAGTAGACCTGCCGGCGCAGGGCTCCACAGATTTCCGCTACGTCGGCCCCACCGCTATGGGCAATGGCCAGGGCCGGGATTGGAGCAACCGCGCAAGCTGGAGCACCGTGGTGTTTGAGCGCGGCTTGACCTACTACCTGATGACGGGCACCTACAACGCCACGCGCACGCTCAACACGGCCGTTTTGGGCAGCCTGTACATCACGATCAAGAAGGCCACGGTGGCAGACCACGGCACCAATACAGGGTGGACCGACAGCATGGGCATTGGCCAAGCCTACTTCACGAGCCAGCTCGAGCCGATCACGATCAACACCAGCAACTGGATCATCGACGGCAACACGCGCAACGAGGCCAACTGGTTCGACGGCGACAGCTACGGCATCCGCATCGACCACTCGACGTCAGGCGGCAACGGCACGACCACCGGCCCCGGCGGCAACGCCCGCGGCCAGAACATCCGCTTCGGCGGCACCGCGGTCAACAACGTCACCGTCACGCGCTGCTACTGCTACGGCATCGGCCCGCAGACCGACAGCAACTACCGGCCGTACACGTTCGACACCGACTCCAACGACATCCAGGGTACGGGGATCGTCTTCAGCCGCAACTACATCAACCGCAGCTCCAACGTTTTCTTCATCCGTCAGACCGATGGCTGCGTGATCGAATACAACGCCTGCGAGAACGCGTGGAGCAACGGCACGCACCACGGCGAAATCGTCAACGTGTATTTCTCGGTGTTCGACACCGTCATCCGGCACAACGTCTGGCGCAACAGCTATCAGTCGGGGCTCGGCGGCACCGCGCTCATCGCCGTGGCGGTGAACCGGTCGCAGTCGCGCAAACCCGCGATCTTCGTCTACGGCAACGTTTTCGACACGTTCTATGTCGGCGACGCTGCCATAGGCTTCCTTGGCAACCCGACAAACGGCGGCAACGGCACTGGCTGCGTGATCGTCAACAACACGTTCATTCGCGGCCTGGAGGGCAACGCCGGCATCCAGTTTCCTGATGGCAGCGGCAACACCGTGCGCAACAACCTCTGGATCGGAAGCGGCGGCTCCATCACTGCCGGCAGCGGGTCCGTGGTGTCGCACAACGCGTTCTCGAACACGAGCTACAGCGGCTCCGGCACGAACGCCATCTTCAGCGTGCCGACGTCCATCTTCCAGAACTACGCCGGCGCCGATTACCACATCGCCAGCACCGCCAGCTTTGCGGCCGGCATCGACCTGGCGGCGCCGTACGACATCGACATGGATGGCGTCCCGCGCGTGACCGGCAACTGGACCCGCGGCGCTTACCAGCGAGTTTGACCCATGGCAGCACCAACCTTTGTCACCTCGGTAAACACGAGCACTTGGGCCCAGGCCTTCGGCAGCGCGTTGACGATGGCCGTCACGACGCAGGTCGGCGACCTGCTCGTCGTGGTAGGCACGCTCAAGAGCCACATCGATGGCCTGGTCGTCAGCGACAGCGCGACGAACACGTACACGCAGCGCGCGGACGTTGCTGTCGACTCGTCGCACGCCGAGCTCTACATCTGGACCGCCACCGCGTCCACGGCGGCGTCCGTGACGATCTCGGTCTCGCGCGGCGCTGGCACTGAAGGAGACGATGGCATCGTTTTCGGCGCCGTCGCGTACCAGTTCCGCAGCGCAGGCGGCGTCGGTGCCGTGGTGTCCGGCTCCGGTACCGGTACGGCCCCGTCTGTGAATATGACGACAACCGGCGCCAACTCGGCGGCAGTGATGTTCATCGGGGACCGCGCGGCAACGGCGCTGACGTCGCAGACGTACCGCAGCAACGCCGGGACGTTCACGCAACGCACTGCTGCCGTTGCGCAGAACAACGACACGCTGGCCAACGAGTACTGCGTGTACCACGGCTACCACGCCGATGCCGGCGCCACCGGCACGTACGCGCTGGGCATGACGGCGCCGGCTTCACAGACCTGGACGCTGGCTGCTATCGAAGTCCTTGGGTCCGGTAGCAGCCAGTCCCAGGTGCCCCGGTCCATGCATCAATACCGCCAGAGGTTCGCGCAATGACCATTCTTCTCAAGCAAAGCACTGCCGTCACCCTGGTGCTCGGCCCGTTCACTGACAGCACCGATGGCGTCACCGCCGAGACGGCGCTTTCTCTCACGCAAGCCAAGGTCCGCGTGAGCAAGAACGCTGCGGCGTTCGCTCAGAAATCGGACACGACGACGGCCACGCACATGGAAAACGGCTACTACTCGGTGCCGCTCAATGCCACCGACACCGGTACGCTGGGGCGGCTGCGCGTAGCCGTGAACGAGACCGGTGCTTGCCCGGTGTGGCAGGACTTCATGGTTGTGCCGTCGAACGTGTACGAGAGCCTGGTGGGTGGCACCGAGTGGCTGGAAACCACGGGCTTGCGCGCGGACTTCAGCATCTCCGGCGCAACGCTGACGGTGAAGAAGCAGGACGGCTCCACCACGCAGTTCACGCAGACGCTGACCACCGACGCCGCAGCCGTTCCCATCGTCGGCGCAGCCTGAGGTAAATCGTGGCGGGCGGTTTTCGCTCGCTGGCGCTGCCAGAGCTGGGTGGCGTCAGTGCGCTCGGCCCTGGGCGCACCACCTCCGCTGGGCTCTCGGTAGCCGTCAGCACAAAGCCCACGGCCAGCGCCGGCCTGAGCGCGCTGGTGCGCCTGGACGGCGGCTGGCGCAGTGTTGCGCTGTTGGAGTTGGGCGGTATCAGCGGGCCGCGCACGGGCGTGACCATCAGTGCGCCGCTGAGCATCTACATCCGGCAGGGCGGTTTCCGCAGTGCCGCGCTGCTTGAGCTCGGCGGTGTCGGCGCCGTCTCAGTCCCGGTTTCCAAGGCCAATGCGGCGCTGTCCGTCGTGGTCCAGCAGGCCGGCTCTGTGTCGGCGCTGCTGTCGGCGCCGGTGCAGGCTGCGCGCACGGCCAGCACCGAACTGAGCGCGCAGATCGTCACGACGGCCAGCGGTTTCCGCGGCCTGGCACTCCTGGAAGCGGGCGGCATCTCGGCGGCACCTCCGCAGACGCCCCAGGTGCCGGCGTACGACGAAGGCCTGCCCCAAGCGTGGGCTGCCGACATCGGCTGGTCGGCGGTCTACGCATACCAGCCCCTTGGCGTGCAGCCGGCGTTCAACCAGCGCAGCGCCACGCTGGACGCAGCGCTGTCGGTCAGCGTGTACGAGCCGCGCTCGACCGAAGTGCCGCTGTCGTCGGCCGTGCTGGAGGCGCGCTCGGCTGGGCTGGGGCTGAGCATCTACATCCGCCAGGACGGCGGCTTCCGCGGCCTTGCCGTGCTCGAGCTCGGTGGCATTGCTGCCGTGCCGCCGCAGACACCGGGCGTCCCGTTCTACGACGACGGCACGCCGCTGGCCTGGTCGGCTGACATCGGCTGGTCCGCGACGTACGCGCATGAGCAGGTCGGCATGCCGGTTTTTAACCGGGTGTCCAACGCGGAAGCCGAGATCCAGCTCAGCGCGGCCGTTCGCTTCAGCGCCACTCTGACGGCCGGGCTCTCGCTGCAGGTCTACTCCAACCCTGAGCTTGCGACGGCTCTGTCGGTGGCCATCGAGGCGTCGACGGAGCTGCCCGCCGATGTCTCGGTCGCGGTGCTCGACCGGCCCGTCGCAGTGGCAACCCTAGGCGTTTGCGTCATCACGCCGCTGACGGTGCAAGCCGAGCTGTCCGCCGCGGTTTCGGCGACCGTCGAACTGGCGACGGCGCTGGACGTTGCCGTGAGCGCTGAGCAGACAGCTGTGGCGGCACTGGGCGCTGTCGTGGCGCTTCGCGGCGACGTGTCTGCCGGCCTGTCGCTGGTGGTGCTGGAGCAGCACGCTGCGCCCATCGGCGCGAGCGTGGCTGTGCAGGCCCCGCACGAGATGGGTACGGCGCTGACCGCCGGCGTGCTGGTCAGCATCGAGGCGCCGGGCGTCGCCGTCAGCGCGCAGATCGTTGAGACCGTCGTCGGCAGCGTGCCGGTACCGGTGAGCGCGGCGGTGCAGCTGCTCGGCGCCGCCTCGTCGCCACTCTCGGCTGCGGTCGCCGCATCGAAGAGCGCCGCCGCGAACCTGGAGGTGTTTGTAGCCACCGGCCGCCGGCTGGTGCTCAACACGTCCGCCTATGTCGTTCCGGCCATCGTCTACACGCCCGCGCCCAGCGGCGACGGCTACAGCCCGGCCAGGCCGGGAGCAACGCGCCCGCGCAGCGGCGGAACAAAGAGACCTTCGAGGTAGCTGTGCCGACGATCAAGATTACGGACGCGAGCACTGAACCGGTGTCCCTCGCAGAGGCAAAGCTGCACCTGCGCGTCGATGCCAGCGCGACGGACGAGGATGCGCTGATCGGCGCACTCATCACGGCGGCGCGTCAGATGGCCGAAGGCGAGCTGCAGCGCACGCTGGTGTCGACGCTCTGGGAACTGCGCACCGACGGCTTCTCTGATGCCCTGCGCCTGGACTGGCCGCGCGTGCAGGGGGTCGAATCGCTGCAGTTCCTGGACGCCGACGGCGTGCTGCGCACCCTGGATCCGGCGGACTACGTGCTTGACGCATCGAGCGACGCCGGACCGGCCTGGCTCGTGCCGGCGCGCGGCAAAGCGTGGCCGGACACGAGCGACGAGATCAATGCCGTGCGGGTGCGCTACACGGCCGGCTACGGCGACAGCGCCGACGATGTGCCGGCGGCGATCCGGCAGTGGATCTTGCTGCACGTCGGCGCCATGTACGACCGCCGCGAGGCCGTGGATGCGGCAGGCATGCAGCCTCTGTCGTTCCTGTGCAGCCTCCTGGATCCGTACCGGGTGTTCGGCTGATGGGCGCGGGCCAGTACGACACGCAGGTGGCGCTGCACAAGCGCCAGTCCGGCCAGGACGCCGCCGGGCAGCCGGTGCAGACGTGGACGGTGTTCGCCGCCGGCGTCTGGGCCGACGTGCGCCACCTCTCCGGCCTCGAAGCCATCAAGGCCGGCGCCGACACGTCGACGACGCGCGCATCAGTGCGCATCCGCTGGCGCGCGGGAATCGACGCCGGCATGCGCGTCGTGTCGGGCGCAACGACATACGAAATCCAGTCCGTCCTGCCGAATCGGCGCGGCGGCTACATCGACCTGGCCTGCGAGGCCGTCAACGTCCGGACCTGACTCATGGCCAAGGAGTTTCACGACAGCGTCGCCCAGCCGGTGACGGTCACGGGCACGGGTAACGCGACGCTGTCCACGACCACGTCATACCCGGCCCGGCGCACGCTGCAGTCCGTCGTGTCGGCTGGTGCCGTTGTGCAGTACCGCATCGCGGCGGTGGACGCCAACGGCATCGAGACCGGCGAATGGGAGACGGGCGAGGGCACGTACCTGGGCAGTGACATCTTTCAGCGCACCACGCCGGATGCCGGCGCAAGCAGCGCTGGCGGCAGCGCCGTCCCGGTGAACTTCACCGCCGGCACGACGAAGAAATTCACGCTCTCCATCAACGCGGACGTTCTGCGGCTGTTCGCGGCAATGACTGGCGGTGCCTTGCTGACATACGACAGCGACGACGACGTAGCCACCGCAACGATCAACAGCACGACGTTCACGCTGGGCTACACGACCGTCGCCGGGAAGAAGACCTGGACCTCGGTCACCGGCGGCAGCGCAACGATCACCCTGAACTACGACAGCAACGGTCGGTTCGTGTCGTACTCCTGAGTCCTGAGGAATCATGGCAGACATCCCCTTCTTTCTCGGGACGATTCCCGGCGGCGTCGAGTTGCGCGGCGCCGGCGATGGGCCGGCAGAGATTGCGTTTCCGCTGGCGTCGCTCGCGGGCCCGGCGTCCAGCATCGTGACCATTCAGACCGCCAACGTCGCGCAGACGCTGGCTGCCGCTCGCGTGGACCGCAAGGGGTGGGCACTGCAGAACTTCGACGAAGAGTTGTGGTGGGAGTACACGAACAACCCCGTGCTGTACCAGTCGTTCAAGATCGATCCGTACGCCTTCTGGATCTGCCCGCCCAGCCTGCTGACTGGCGCCGCCATTAAGATCCTTGGTGCGCGCGCCGGCCAGCGCTTCTGCTTCCGCGAGGCCTTCTGATGTACGGCGGCCTCTTCGTTCCGAACACGAACCCGACGTCGCGGCTGTTCCGCCTGACAGCGGACGCCGGCGACACGGCGGCGCCTGGCAACACCAGCATGCGTGCCATGGCTGGCTGTGTGTGCACGGTGCCGGCCAACGCGTTGCGCGTGGGAGATCTGCTGCGCATCTACGTGGCGATCGGCAAGGGCACGAACTCCACCTCGTCAACTACGGATGCCATCCAGACGGCGCTGTATGCGGGTGCAAATGGCAACCTGACCGACACGCCGATCAGTTCGTTCGGCATCACGACGAACACGACCACGACCACAGCCGGTTGGTCCACGGAGTGGCGAATCCTCAGCAACACGACGATGCGCAAGCAGGGCGCCGGCAGCGGCTTCTCAAGCATGTCAGCCCAGATCACGAACGTCCGCCCGGCCATCGACACGATCCCGAACATCACCGCCGGTTTCAAGCTCACGCTCGCCGCGGCCATGACGGCATCTGGCGCGTCCGAGTGGTGCGTCGTGCAGGACTTCCGGATCTACGTAGAGCGTTGACATGGCGACGGTCTACAAGTGGTATCCAGGCCACTACCTGCTCGGCGCTGGCTCCACCAGGGATCTCACGACGCTGCTCAATGGCATCGCCAGCACGACGGCGCCCACGAGCAACATTCCGAACCTGATCGGGGTGCAGATCCGCTACATCTGGCGGCAGCTGGAGGTCGAGGAGCCGGCGGGCTCTGGGACCTACGTCTACAAGTTCCAGTCCATCCTGGACGACCTGCAGACGCTCAAGGCCCGCAGCGACGCCATTGGGCGAAAGCTGTATCTGCGCATCCTGCTGCAGTTCAAGGGCATCGGCGGGCGTGGGGCTCCCAACTATCTGCGGCCCGGGCAGAGCGGATACCGGAGCGAGTACGGCATCGGCGTCTACACCTGGGGCAACGCCGAGAACCCCGACGCGATCAACGAGCATCCGGCGCTGTGGATTCCCGCGGTCGAAGAGCGCCTGGCGCTGTTCATGGAGGCGATGGGGCAGGAGCTGGACAGCATCGGGCGCCCTGCGGGTGACATCCGCTACCACCTCAGCACCGTCGATTTCAACGAGACGAGCTGGGGCAACAACAACGGCACGGCGCTGACGAGCACGCAGCAGGCTCAACAGAAGGACGCGCTGCTGCGCATCCAGCAGCGCACCAAGGTGAAGTTTCCGACGACCATCGTCGGCCACTTCGTGAACTTCCCGCCGTACGCCGTCACCAACATGTGCGGGCCGATGATCGATGCCGGCATCACGCTGGGCGGCCCTGACACCTGGTGGAACGACTCATCGGTTGAAAACGGCGTCTATCTCCGGTACGCGGACGCGCAGGGCAAGACCGCCATCAGCCCCAGCATCCAGAACCAGAACTGGGAGCACAACAGCCACGCCGACGCGACGGCAACCCCTCGCGTCTACAGCATCGCTCACCTGAAGGACGCGAGCGGCAACCCGACGCTGCAGAAGGTCTATGACCGGATGACGACCACGGGCGTCACGGTTGACAGCACATTCCGCGCCGGCCTGCGCGGCACGCATATCACTTGGCAAGCGGCAACCTGGGCGCTGCACAACCCCGACGGCTCGCTGAGCTCGCTCAAGCCCTGGGACCTGATACGCAACTTCTTCTACAACAAGTGGATCACGCCGGGCCCGGATTACCAAAACACCACGCCCGGCGTTGTCACGACGATCCCGTCAAGGCTGGAAACCTCGGCACCACCACCCCCGCCATCCCCGCCGGGCGGCGTGACGCTGGCGCTCACCACCGACACCGGTCCGTTCAATACCGACAAGATCACGAGCAATGCCGCGGTGACCGTGACGGCCACGGCCGGCGCGACGATCCAGTACGCCACCGCCGACACCGGCCCCTGGTCCAGCACGGCGCCGACGCCGGTGCAGGGAACGAACACCTGGTACGCGCGTCAAGTCGTCAGTGGCACGCCCAGTGCCGCTTCGGCGCCGCTCACGTTCGTGTACGACAACGATCCGCCCGACCTGGCGCAGATCACCGTCAACGCCAACGTCCTGCTGATCACGTACACCGACACGGCCAACCTTTCCAACGTCACCGGCTTCAAGGCGCCGCTGACCGCGTTCGTGGTCAAGGCCAACGGCTCGACGGTCGCGGTCACCGGCGCTTTCGTCAACGAAGATATGAAGCGGGTGAGGCTGGACCTCGGCTCGTCGGTAGCGTCTGGCGCGACCGTCACCGTGAGCTACACCCAACCCACGAGCGGCACAAACCGCACGCAGGATTACGCTGGCAACTACGCCGCGAATTTCACGGACGCGCCCGTCATCAACACGACTGGCCTGTCCACGCCGACCACCACGGCCACGGTCGTGACCGTAGCCGGCAAGACGGCGGGCAGCTCGATAAACAGCGCCGCGCCCGCCGCGGTCGGGACGATCAGTGCCGGACTCACTGGCGCCGAGGTCCTGGAAATCCAGCGCCTGTCCGGCTCCGCATCGACCTACACCACGCTCGGCAATGCCACGGTCACGGGCACGGACTGGACGTTTGCCGACAGCGGCTTGGCTGAGGGGTCGCACACGTACCGTGCGCGCGTGCGTGTGGGCGACCTGCTCGGACCGTTCAGCGCGACGTTTGCCGTCATCGTCGATCTCACGCCGCCGCTTGCGCCATCTGTCACCGGCGCTTCGGTGCCGTGGAACCAGGCGCCGACGATCCTGGGCAGCTGGGGCAATGGCGCCGGCGACACGCTGTCCGTGGCGGTGGGTGGCGACATCTACACGACGGCCAACGGGCTTACCATCGCCGGCACGTCGTGGACGCTGGCGCTGCCGGTGATGGAGCCTGGGCGCTACGCGCTCACGGCCGTTGCCGTCGATGCCGCCGGAAACATTGCCGTCGACGAAGACGATGCCGATCTCGTCGTCGCGCCGCGCCCGTCTCTCAACCACGCCCGCCTGGCCAAGGCGCGTCGGAGACGATGAATGCCGAGCTTCTCTCTCGACGTCGACATCGACGACCTGCTTAGCAGCGTCGGTGCCATGCAGGAGCGCGCCGAGGCTGCCGCGCGCCCGGCCGCCCAGGCTGCGGCGCAGGTGCTCTATGACGCGGTCCAGGCCAACGTCGCGCGCATCAAAAAGCACACCGGCAACCTGGACCGCTCGATCTACCAGGCCTACAGCATCGACAACAGCGGCCCCGGCCGCGCCACGTATCACATCAGCTGGAACGCCAAGAAGGCCCCGCACGGGCATCTGGTGGAGTACGGGCACATGCAGCGCTACGTCTACTACCAGGACGACGCGGGCAACATCCGGCCAATGGTGCGTCCAGGCAAAGAGGGCACGCCAAAGCCAAAGCAGCGCGCCTCGCAGGCCGTGAAGGACGCGTACTACGTGCCACTGGAGGGCGGTCCGCGACTCGTTGCCGCGCGCCCGTTCATTCGGCCGGCCGTGGCGAAGATGAACGAGGCCATGGACGAAG